GTGGTAATTCTGGTGTCGGGTAGGCGACAGAACACTTGGCGAATCCGTGTTTTCCCTGGACCCTGGTCTTGCACCGGTCACAGCGACCGGACAGGAGAGAGGAAGTGGTGGGGATGGGGACGGTGGAGCACAAGCTCAGCAAGGCACAGCGGGAAGCAATCGTGGCCATGGGTGACATGGGCATCATCCGTAGCAACCTTGGTGGCGCCATGGGTGTTGACCTAGAGTGCCCCCCGGTAAACGGGCGTACCCTAGCGGTACTTGAACGCGAGGGTTACGCAATCCGCATCGGTCACGGACCGTGGCGCCTACGGCTTAAGGGTGTTCGGGAGTACGACCGACTGACCGGACACACTGCGGACAACGCGAACAAGGGTGCGGTGGACCCGATCGACGCGACCCCGGTTGAGTCGCCTCAGGTAGTGAAGGACTGTTTCGGCCGTGACGCCCTGGTGGTCACGGTTGATGGGCGCACCTACACCGTTACGTCCGTGGACGAGTTCGGAGCCATCCGTACCGCCGAGGGTGCCACGGTCAACCCTGGCATGGTTGCCGAGCTTGACGCGGCGGTGTTCCAGTCGGGTCTGTGGGCTTTCGCCCGCAAGGTGTCCTCCTCGTGTCAGGCACCTGCCGGAGCCGCCGATGAGATCAGCAACCTATCCCCGGGCGCGATCGAGATGCTTGGGGAGCTTGTGTTCGCCGACCTCCGTGCCCGTGGGTACGACATCGTTGGCGTTGCGGCACCTGTCCCGACTGCCCAGGACGTCTCGGCGATGGTGGGCGACCCGGTGGGCTGGTTCGCTGGTCTGATCGCTGCGCCGATCCGCACGAAGCTTGCGAAGCGTAAGCGGAAGGCGGGTAAGCGTCATGCGTTCGCGCGCTGATTGGGAGCGGTGGGAGCGGGAGTTCAGGGGTGCTGAGCGGGTGTGGATCACCCGCGATGCGCGTACGCAGACGATTACGGTTTCTGACCAGTACGGCGGTATCGAAATCCGGACGATGAAGGGCGGTAAGTGATCATGGGAACTGTCCAGTACGTGCACAGGTGCGGGAATGGTCTCGGCGTGTCCGTGATCCCCGACCGTGAGCTATACGAGATCGCGGTGATCCACTTCTACGGGCCGGGGGATGACGATTTCGATCTGATCTATGACACGCCGATCACGGGCGATGTCCTTCGGGGACTGACGGTAGGAGAGGTCAACGAGGTCATTCGGCGCGTTGCGGAGCTTCCGCACCGTCCTTACGCACTGGAGAGTGAGTGATCATGGGTAAGCGTTACGCGGCCGAGATCGAGTACGTCAAGGGCGCGTACATGATCGACCTTACGGATGCCCTTTACGACGCGGGACACCCCGACGCTGACCAGGCGTACGCGGTCATGATGATCACAAAGAACATGCTGGCCATGCGTGCCGAGATGGCACGTGACATTGCGTACATCGCCAAGTATTCGGCCCTCGCAGTCAGCGAGCCGGACAGTCTCCTGTCGTCGACGTTCGCCAGCGTCCAGAACACCTACTCAAGGCACGAGACAGCGGCCGCTGTGTGGCGTGAAGCGCTTGACTTTGCCGTCCTCCCGATTCAGCGAAAGAAGGTCCTGCCATGAGTTACGAAATGCTGCGCATGCTGGCGTCGGGCACCCTCGTTGCCTTGATCTACGGGGTCGGAATCGTGATCGCCGTGGGCATCAACGGCGGTCCCGTGATCGGTCCCGCACTGGCGGGGATCACCGCTCCGGTACGCCGTCCCAACCGGTCCACGGGACGTCACCGGGCGTCGGGGACGGCTAAGCGCATTCACGTGTTCGGGGGTGCCCATCGTGCCTGAGGAGCTTCCCCCGGTGGCTGAGTGCGTCACTCAGGTGTACTCCGATGACCAGGGAGGGTGGTGGCGCTACTGCCTCACGTGTGATGACGGATCCAACAAGCACCGCCGTCACATCCGGGGACGCCAGGGTGAGAAGGACGCCCTGGTGTCGGCCCGCGATCACGCGGAAGCTAAGCGCAAGTACCGGATCATGTTGCGCGATTGGTTCATGTGGCGTGACGCGGTGATCGAAGCTACGGGCACCGGGGATTGGGATGCGTTCCTTGAGTTGGGACGCCAGCGTTTCCCGCGCAACTGGGCACCGGAACCGGTACAGGGTGCCGCCGAACGCGCCGAACGGATGCGTTTCGTTCACGAGCAGTACACAGCGATTCGAGAGAGGGACACTCGGCAATGGAGATCCTGAGTTGTGCCACGTGCGGACAGTTGGCGTTCCGTGGGCACGAGCACATGAAGCCCACGACGGTGCCCGGTACACACTGGGTTGACGCGTTCATGGCTTCGCGTGACTGCGGTTGGTCGCATGGTTGGGAGGTGCTGGGCATCGTTGAGCCGGGGGTGTTGGTGCATCTGGCGTTGTCGACGGTGCTGCGTCACGGAAGCATCGAAGCTTGGCGACGTGACGGCATTCACGTGGTGCAAGCCAGCCTCGGATACGGGAACCGTGTCCATACCCGTCATCGGGTGGGCTGGCCTCTGCGAGTCCTTGACGGTCACGACATCACGCCGGAGGGTTTGACGCTGGCAAGGCATCTGGCCAAGCATTCGGCGTCACAGATCAACCGTACGGACGTGGCGTACGTGTGGCGTCAGGCTGCCGGACTGTTGGGTGTCACGCTTCCGTGACGTTGCGGTGCTGGCAATGGCCGCTGTGCTGGTCCGCACCCAAGGTCGTTCACGGGGTCCGTGGACACCACGGGTACGGTTCGTGCCCTGATCATGCGGCGGCGCTGGTTAGGGCATTGTTGGACACTCGCCCGTCAAGAGGACTGGTGAGTGAGGGGATCGAGAAAGGTGCGAATGATGGGCCTGTCTGAGAACACGCGCGGCAACCAGTCTTCGGGGGGTGGTGTGGTTGCGTTGATCATGGCGTGTCTCGCCGTCGTGATCATCTTGTTGGTGATGCAGAACCACCGGGCACAGAACACCCCGACGCCGGTACCGTCCCCCTCCGTCTCGTTGTCGGCGACGTCGGAGGATGACGCATCCTGGTCTTGCCGCACCTCCGGCAACGGGCTGTGCGGGGACACGGACGTTTGGGTGTGGGGTATCCGCTCGTTCGCGTGACCAGCACTTCAAGGCACCCCTGGGCACGTAGCCCAGGGGTGCCTTTCTGTGTGCTGTCTGAGTCCGTGGGCTTCCGTTGTTGCCGGGGGGTACCTCGGGTATGGGTACGGAAAAATCTTGGCTCAGTTTGGCTCTCAGGGCGTTTTCGCAGGTCAAGGGCACGGAAAGCGCTTTCCCCGATATCCCATGATCATGGGAGCGCTCCCATGGGTAGCATGGGAAAACCCCCGACCCATGCAGGCCGGGGGTCAGGGAGTGCTGATCACATGCCCCCGTGTCCGCCCTGGGGATTCCAGCGGTGTCGGTCGTACCAGCGGATCACGTCCGCCATGATCCAAATGGGTCCACTGGACACCTCCGCCCAGGGCGCCGGGAAGTCGGGGTAGCGCTTGCGCCAATTGGACACGGTCGCTCCGGTGACATGGAAGAAGCTCGCGATGTCTCCGGCGCCCGCAATGTCACGGGGCCGGGCGGTACGGTTGGCCTGACTCATGATCTTCTTTCCTCCCTGGAAAGCGCTTTCCGGTGTCTTGACCTTGGGAATGGGCGGGACCCCTGCCGGGGTCCCCGTGGTGTTCAGCGGGTCAGGTTCGCCAGCGTCACCTTGATTTCGTTGATCTTGCGCTCAGTCTGCGCCCGGAGGGGGTGGCCTTCGGGGCAGTCGATGATCAGTGCCTCCATGAGCTCTCGCGCATCGGCGAGCTTGTCGAGCAGGTCCCGCTCAATCTCCGTGTTCGTCATGTCCGTGATCCTCTCTCCTGGCGGGCTTCCTGCCCTCCTGTGAACAGTCTACACGAGTCAACCCCCTATGCCAACTGGGAAAACGGAGATCACGAGCCCGTGACCAGGACAAACGTAGACGTCCAAAAATTCCAGTGTCAGATACCCGACAGAACTGTGTTCACATGGCCCGGTGGCTGGGAGGCGCCCTCAGATCCACGCAGGCGCATCGGACCCCCGTTTGCACCCAGGGACACCGGGGATGCCGTGATCATGCGCCTACGGCGTTTCCGCAGGTCAGAAGCCATGGCCAAAACGGACACAAGGGATACCGGGCCGGTCGGCAAGCCAAGTGTCAGCTACCCGACAAAACCAGACGACACAGCATCCTAGGAAGCCAGTCAGCAAGCATCCCAGCATCCTAGGATGCCATCCCTGACCAGGAAAAAGCCCAGGATGATCATGTCACCCTGGGCTTTTCGCTCACTCGGCTAGGACAGCCGTTCCGGATCCTCCCGCAGTTGCCGGGCAACCCTGGACACAGCCCACCGGATAGCCCCAGCACGCGACATCCGAACCCCGGTAGCCTCCGACAGCATCCGTGCCACCTCCTGAACCTCCCGTTCCTCTGCCTCCGTCACGTCAAGATGCCACGTTGCCACCAGGCACCCCCGCACGCTCGCAGTGTTCACACTCGTCATTGGGATCCCAGCCATCCGACCGGCAGGCGGGAACCAGGGACAGTTCCCCCATGTCCCATGACCAGTACAGGCCCGACTCGGTCACGGACTGAAGATGATTCGTGGCCGCGTCGCACAGTTCGTGCACGTAATCGAACTCACTGAAGGTCAGTTCGGGCACGTCGCGCCGGAAACGGTCCACGATGTCGTGTTCGCTGTCTTCCATGGTGAACCCGTGGGCTTCCGCGAGGTCGATTGCGCGGTACTCGTTGTGCCAGCCCATGTGACCGCTGAGGTAGCAGCCGGTATCGGCATCCGTGAAAACGATCTTCGATTCTTCCGTCATGCCCGTGCCTCCTCCCATGCGTCCACCAGCGCGTGACAGAGCCGGTCGGCTATCTGATACAGGGCAATGGCCGCAGCCTCAGTGAGATCCTTCGGCCATTCCTCGCTGAACTCTGGCTCTTCCTGCCACGCCCCGAGGTCCGTGAACTGACGCCACCGCTCGAAGGTGTAGACGCTCGGGGCATCGTCGGCAATCTCGTGAAGCTGTCCCCTGTCGTTCCTGTCATCCTCGGTGATGTAGCCGCCCCGGATGCCCTCAACCACAGCATCCCGAACACGGGACAGGAACAGTGCCCCCGGTGTCCAACGCTTACGGTGCCGCGAACGTCCCTCGTCAGGTTCCGAGCAGCCTGCCAGTCTGGCAAGCTCGTAGGGATTGAGGGTCGTCAGGGCACGGATGCCCCTGACCGGCTTGATGCGCGTTTTGGCCATGGTCTAGTCCACTCCACTCTCGTTGATCGCCATCTGTCCGGGGGCCACGTGGCCCCCGATTTTCGCGCCCTCGTTGACCAGGACGGGCGCGAAATCCCGTGCCCTGTCTGCGATGTCCCCCCACACCACTTCCAAGCCGTTGTGCTCCGGATAGTTGCCGAACGCGCCAGCTGACATAGCCTCCCAGAAGAGGTCCTGTACCGTCGTGTCCCCGATGTAATCCCAGACATCGGCAGCCGGAGTGTCTTCCAACTCATGCCGAAGATCCCAAGCCATGTACCCCCAGGACTCTCCGATCTCGTCATGCTCCAGGGACGACATGTCGTCCTCATCGAAGACCGGGTACTCGGTCGCCAGCTTGCACAGGATATCCAGTAGGTCAGGACCGCACTCGGCATCCTCGGTGAACCACGTGCAGAAGACCCCCAGGGAGTCGACGTTCACATACGACACGTCCACCCATGGCACCTGCGGGAAGTCACGTCGCAGTGACCGATAGTTGGACCGGTGGACCGTGGACGTCTGCCCGTAGGCGTCCCTACCCCGGGCGACATTGCCTAGGCACACGTACGGGCGGAAGCGCGGGTTGTCGTAGGTGCCCGGGGTGGCCGAAACCTTGGGAACCCAGGATTGGGTCTCCCACTCCACCCATGTCGGAGGCAGATAGCCACGGTTGGCGGCGTCTGCCGGATCAGCCCAGCCCAGATCGAAACTGGCGCCGCGTAGGCGCGTGATCACTTCGTCGAGTGTCAGGGTCACGACAACTCCTTGATCATGCAGTCCACGTACTCATGCGAGAAAAGATCCTTCATGGAAACCGACACCTCCGGCGACAGGGTGCCGTATTCCATGCCCCAAACGGACTCGTCACGCCCGGTTTCCTCGTCGACGACGACCAGCCCGACATATTGCCATTCCTCCCGTTCCCAGGAACGGATCACCTCCGGGGTGTAGCAGTCGAAGTCAGTGGGCTGGTTGAGACTGTCGGCGTACACCTTGACCGTGAACGCCCGACCGTCACGGATGATCGCCTTCGCATCAATCAAGGTCACAGAACCCACCCACGATCGACGTCGTAGCGCGCGTCACAGTCGTCACAGGTGACCGATGGGATTCCCCGATCACGGCGCATGCGGGCCACCGTATCCAAATCTTCCGGATGCACGTGCATCATGCCCGCAACCGGAGTGTGCCCGTAGGTCACACAGTACGGCTCGAAATCGATGTCCGGAATGTTCATCACTTCACGTCCCTCCAACCCTCAACGCCGTCCGCACCCCAACCGTAGACGGCCGTGGTCCCGTCATCCTTGCTGAGATCCCGACGTTCCGCGCTCCAGCCGTTCGGGCTGGCGTTCGGCCGCAGACGGCTCTTGTCGTTCGCATCCGTATAGTCCGGCATGCGACCGTCGTCACCCTTGCTCTTTGCCACGATCATTTCCCTTTCTCGTGAAACTCGACATCCCCGGACACCTCATCGAAACAGGGTGCCATCTGGACATGATTGCGGAAGTAGCTCCGGACATCGGCTTGGACGTCGTCCGTGCCGTATGTGGTAGCCCAGTCGTCAGGATCGACCGTGACCGTCATGACGATTCGGACCTTCACCGGTTTACGCACCCCAACCCCTACCCTCTCGCGCACATGGCGTCAGTGATCATGTCGCCCACGGCTTCCGCCGCATCCTCGCGGTCCGTCACTCCGTGATTGAGCATGTAAGCCGCAACCAGAAGATCACTCGCGGACACGTTACGGTCACGGGCGCCCCGCGACACGTACACCTCAACCAGTCCCGCCAGCAAAGCAAGCCCAGTCATCGCCATCCCTTCCCGTGCCACCATGGCACTTCCGCCACCCCCGGACATGCCGGGGATGACAGGAACGCCACGGTCACACAGTCTCGGCCAACAGACGCTCAGATTCCCGCAGCACATCGGCCCACGTCTTACACGTGGTCCCGTAGTCGACGTTGAAGCCCTTGATGGTTGCCGTGAACACGCGCGTAAGGTTCATGCCCGTGGTTGCGCGCGTCCGGTACGCCCGAAGCCTCATGCGGTCCGCCACCTTACGGACGCCGTCCCCCGTGACCACCGCGTCAACACCCGTCGACTCCTGGGGGTCGATCTCCGGCACGTCCACCAGTACCTGACAGTCCAGACAGTACCGGTTGCCCCGATGCGTACCGGAAAGGTTCATCGTGTGCCCTTTGTGCTGCGCGTACGACTCGATGGTGCTCATGATCACTCGCCTCCGAGTGCGAGAAAAACTGCCAGGACAACGACGCCAAGCGCCATGATCAAAATCTGAGGAACGGTCACGGAAACTCCCTAAGCAGCTGCGGGGGCAGCAACATCCGTAGCGTTCGCCCATGTGAACTCGCGGGTACGCTTGCACCCCTTACACGTAACGGCACCCTTGTCCGCCGTCATGTGATATTCCAGACGGTAACGGCCACAAGATCCCTTGTGCGCGCCCTGAACAAGCTTCGCAGCCCCAGGGTGGTAGTGCACCGTCCCCATCCCCACCACTTCCTCTCTCCTGTCCGGTCGCTGTGACCGGTGCAAGACCAGGGTCCAGGGAAAACACGGATTCGCCAAGTGTTCTGTCGCCTACCCGACACCAGAATTACCACGGAGGTGCCACACCGCCACCACACATGTGCCACTGGTCTCCTGGACACCCCCCGGGGAGCATTGAAGTCCAGGGCACGAGTCTGCCCTTTGGTGGTGGACGTCTGGCGCACCCGTTGCTCCGGTGCCATCAGGCGCCGCGCTGGTACGCGACACCGGGCACCGGGAATCCCGGCCCACCCTTGACCATGGGTTGCCCGAAGATCATGGCCGTACGTGGACTACAGGGTGTTGTGCCTGGTCACGGGCCTAAGGTGATCCATTAGCACAGAGCTGTGACCTGCGTAAACTCAAGGAACACCAGGTCAAGGGCACATCATCAACTCAGTAGAATATCGACTATGTTGTTGATCGATGAAGAACATAGTCAACCAAGCATGATGATCAAGGAACCCAGAACCCCCCCCAACCCCTCCCAGACCCCCCAGGCAACGCAATTCGGACAATCCAGGCCCCGGAAGGCAAGGGAAGCCACATCCCCGGTGGCCCGGAGGTCCTTCTGTCCTTGATCCGACAGTAATCATTGGCATCAATATTGGTGTACTGAACGGTAGTTCAGTTGATTCCCTAATTTTGTATGCACACGCAACCTTATGGTTTCCAGACTTTCTGTACCCCCGCAGCGGTAACCTAGTGCACTACGTTGTGCAGTATGCAATAGTATGTCCGAATCATGGGCTATGCAATCATGAACCTATGAACGAGATCGAATACCTCCCCACCCACGAAGACCTCCGGGAACAGGTACGGATAAGAGCCGCCCGCGAAGCCGGGGCCGTCCTCGACGCCATGACCCCGTACGTCAACGGAGGCATGGGAGACATCAGCCCCGGACATGTCATGGCATGGGTGGCCGTCCAGAAGTTCCGGGCCTCCCTGTACCAGGCGACAACAGCACCCGCAGACAAAGGGGACCACATTCCGGTTGCCACAGTGGCCCGGATGGTTGAGGAAGCCCGCACTGTGGCGGCCCTGGAAGCCCGTGAGGCTGTCCTCGCCGAGCAGCGGGAGTTGCGTGCCCTGGAATCCGTGAGCGCGCGGGAGAAGCTGGTCGCGGAGTTGGCGAGGATCAAAGCCCAGGCTTCCTAGGATACTGGGATGCCTGGGCTTCGGGTAGGTCAGTTCTCGTAGTAGCAGGCATACCGGTGACACAGGCACGGCCACGACTCCGGGAACCGTCGTGGGCCTTCCAGCATGCCAGCCTTGCAGGCTTCCTCCATGATGCGGCGAAGCTGGTAGACGCCGTGGGCACTGGAGGCCCGGTGCTTGGTGCGCTTCCAGAACTGGGTGTCGGGGAGGGTTCGGACGGCTTCGCGGATCATGTCGTCCACTTTCCAGCGGGCCGTGACCTTCCAGGATCCGTCGTCGCCCATGACGTGCCAGTTGAGTGCGTGGTGGTGGGCTTTCCCGTCGATCAGGGGTGCGAGGGCCTGGGCCACGCGGCAGTCGTGGGCTGTCTGCTTCCAGTCAAGGGTCATGGGAATAATGATACCAGGATGCCTGGGCATCTTATGTCACTGAGAGTAGCGACGCCCAAACGCCCACAACTTGCCCAAGACTTGCCCAAGCCCAGGACCTGCGGAAACGGCTCGGATAGAGGGTCTTGGGCAAGTTGGGCATCTTGGAGGCGCCCAGCACTCTCTTCTTTCTCTCTCTCTCTACTCTTTTATTCTCTCTTACCTCCTAAGAAGCTTCAGAGGAAAGAGATGCCCAACTTGCCCAAAACCAGGTTTCCGCAGGTCAGAGCCTGTGCATTTGTCTGGGCAACCCTGGGCATCCTGGGCAAAGTGAGCCAGGACACATAGTCAAGTGTCGCATCGGGATGGTAGGGTTCTCGTTGGGTGCGGCACGACGATCCGCACCGCATACCGGAAGGGTGAAGAGGGAGAGAGGGAGGCTGTAATTGAGATCTTCGTTGACTGGTCCGGAAGCTTTTCGGACGAGGGGAACATGGGGACCTGGAGCACCATGTGTGCTGAGCATGGCAGGTTCTACGTCTCAGACGGCGGCATGGCTCCCGACCAGGATGACTGCGTGGCCGCTGCGATCGAGCATGCCCTGTACGACCACGGGATCGAGCTGGTGATCGAACCGAATGACTGGCTGACATCCCATGCCAGTCCCGAGTACATGGAGCGTGTGTAGTGGATGCGGTGATTCGGCTGGAGACCGAGTGCAAGTGGGTCAACCGGGCCGAGAAGGGCAACAACTGGGACGAGTACTGCGAGGGCGGGTACGTCCTGAACGGTGACGGGCTCCGGGTGCGCCTGTGCCCTCGTTGTCACGGACGAGGATCCGTGCCGACCATAACCGGTTGGGAGCTGTTGGACTTCGTGAAGTTCTGGGCCGACAAGGAGGGGTCGTGAAGCGCTGGGTGGTGCAGGACAGCTACACGTTTCACGACGGAACTCTGTCCTACATGGATCTTTCGGAACACTGGTTCCGGTGGTCTGCCCGTAGTTACGCCAGGACTCTGTGCCGTTTCCTGCGCCCCAGGGACGGCAGGTTCGTGATCGTCGTGGCCGACCGTAAGCGCGAGTACAAGAACGAGAGGATCGGGGTGCAATGAGGTTCGTGGTGTACCGCAGCATGTATTTCGGCAGTGTCCGGCGTGACTTGACGCATCGGACCTTCTGGTTGCGCGGGAACGCGCACGCGTACGTGTGGAACGAGGTTCCGGACGCGTCCGTGGTGAACCCGGTGGGCCGTCACGCGTGGGTGATCGAGGACCGCTGGAGCGGTGAAGAGGTGGAGGTGTTTCGCTGGTGAAGTACAAGATCAAGGTGACCGAGGTGGACGCGGTCTTCTGGGACGGCACCAACCGTCAGGAGGTCATCGACTTCCTGAAGCCGTACCTGGCGCGTTACGGGGACTGGCAGGAATCGGGGCCGTACTTCGGGGCCGACGAGTGTCCGAGTTGCGACAGTCCGAACTGTCAGGACTGCAACTACGCCAACAACATGGTCCAGTTCTACTGGGGCGACGACATCGAAGTGGACGAGAAGTCCTGGATCGTGTTCTCCGTCAGCCCGGAGTCAGACCCCTCCGAGCCGGAGTTCGACGTCACGGTGGACTCGGACGAACTGTTCCGCATCCACCACGAGGTGCCGCAGTGACGTACGCGCCCTCAACGCACCGGATCAGGCAGCAGTACACCGGTCCTCGCCGACACGAGATCACCGTCACGACCAGGGAGCCCGGCGTGGATGTGCGGCGCCAGGTCTCCGGTGGTGACCCGGAAGTCATCGCATGGCTTCGGGCACTGGCTGACGAACTGGAGCGAGGTACCGTAACCGCATGAACGAACTGTTCCGGCCGAAGCCGTGGGAGTTCACCGGACGCCGGACGGAGCGCAATGCACCGTCCGGCACCTTGTGTTCGGTGTCCCCGTGGTGTACGGCCCCGAAGCCCCGAGGCAACATGGCACACTGCGCCACGTGTCATATGTCCTATTCGGGTGTTTGGGCATTCGACAAGCATCGCAAAGACGGGTGGTGCCTTGACCCCGTCAAGTGCGGACTGGTCCAAGACGACGAAGGCATCTGGCGCTGCCCGCCGATGTCCCCCGACTACAAGGCATCACGGGAGGTGCTGGCTGCGACCAGGAGACGTCGAAAGCCCTAGACCCATACCCGAGTAACCCCCCGAGGCTTCTGTGGCCTCAGATTGGAGAAGCGAGTGGAAATTCCTTGGGCCACCGAGCCCTACAGTGAGATCATTCCCGGCCTGTGGATGGGCGGACACTACCGGGCCGACAGAGACGACCAGACCCTCGGCGTGCCCGTGAAGGTCACCGACGAGTTCGGCCTCGTGGTGTCCCTGTTCCAGACGGACCTGCATGACTGCGGACCGGACCGGGGCATTCCGGAGATCGTGTTCCGGATCCCGGACGGCCCACTGGACAAGTGTCAGCGCCGGGTTGCCCAAGACTTGGCGAACCTGATCGTCCACGCCCTCTCCGGCAACCTGAAGGTCCTGGTCCGCTGCCAGGCCGGATACAACCGGTCCGGTCTGGTCGTCGCGTACGCCCTGATGGCTCTGGACTTCAGCCCAATTGGGGCTGTGCTACAGGTCCGGGAGAAGCGCTCATTCTGGGCGCTGTGCAACAGCGATTTTCTCGACTACCTGGAGGAAGATGATGTCTGAAGCCGCCATCCACGAGGTCCTGACCCCGTGCCGGTCGGTGCTCAAGCTTCCCGAGGAGGAGTACAACTGCGGACACTGGGACGATCACGAGGACGAGTTCCATGAGGCCCTGTTCCCCAACTTCATCATCCAGTGGAACGACGAAGGCCGCTGGATCCACATGTATCGAGGGATTCTGCGATGAGTGAGGTCGAGTACACGTACTGTCCCGGCGAGGACTGCGTCCGGAAGGTCGTGGTCTGGTCCCTGCCTGACGGGCAGCTCGGGGTCAACTTCTGCTGCGTGGACTGCTGGAATTACACGTACGCTCTGATGCTCCAGGACTTCGGGGCGGGCGGGGATGCCACCGAGGACGAGCTGTTCCACGGACACTCGGCCCAGTGCGTCAAGCGTGCCCAGCAGCGCGAGACGGCCCCGGTGACCGAACTCGCCACGTACGTCATCATGGGTCCGTCGCACCACCAGGCGATCCGGGACGCACACCGTGAACCCCCGGTGTCGGCGGTGTAAGAAGGTCAGCTATGCCAGCCACTTGGAAGCCCGCTGGGCGATCCTGACCCAGTGGCGGTACTTCAAGGCCCCGGAGCTGTGGTTCTACGAATGCCCACACACTCCGGGGACCTGGCATCTGACCAGCAGGAAAGGCTACAGCACCAACAGGCAGTGAACCGGCCCCCAGGTTGCCCTGGGGGCCTTTCTCATCTCCAGCCGACGTGGCTCTGGGGTCGTGTGCCGCCTTGTGCCTGTGCCTGCCACGTGTGCGGGTTGATGCCGATGCCTCTGCGGACCCGGATCCCTCCGGGGTTCTTGACGGCCTCGTACCCGAGTTCGGTCATTCGGTTACCGAACTTGATCTTGCCCATGGGGAAGCCGTTGTTCTGCCTCACCCACTCCACATACACCGAATACGCTTGGGCAACCGTCACCTCGGACTTCGGGTCCAGGACGATGATGCCCTCATCGGACGCGTTGGCCAGGAACTCCGACACGCCATCCGACTCCTCCCGGTACTCCTTCACCGCCTCACGCAGCGCTGGAGGCTCACCGAGACCTTCGGTCAGGTAGGCGCGGACCCCTTCCAGGATCCAGTTGAAGATCCCCGCCAGTTCGTTGTCGATCATCCACTGGCCGAGCTTGCCCTCACGGGCCTCCTTGGCGCTGCCGTCCTCGTTGTAGAACGTGTTCGGGAACTCGATCGGCTTCACGCGGCGCCAAATCGCCCCATCGCCCGCGTTCAGCTTCGGCCTGAAGTTCGAGGCCATGAAGATCGTGAACTGCGGCTTCCAGGAGATGTTCGACTGGTACAGGGCGTGCGAGCTGATCTCATCACCACCAGTAACCCGCTTCACCAGCTCCTCGTTCAACATCGTCCGCTCCGACGTCTCCGACGTCGCCACGAACCGGGTACCCCGAAGCGCGTGCAGATCATTGGCCCGCCGGGACCCGTCATCCTTCGTGTCCCGGAACGTGTTCGGGGCCGCCGTCGCCGCGAAATCCCCGAAAGCCTCCTGCATCACTTCGAAGAACACCGACTTGCCGCAGCCCGTCTGCCCGTGCAGGACGAAGAACGCGGCCTCCGACGTGTCCCCCAGCAACGTCATCCCGATGGCCCGCTGAAGATAACCCCGATACCCGGCATCAGGAAGGACCTCCTCCAGGTACCGGCGCCACCGGGGAGCCTGAGCATCCGGGTCGAACTTGACCCCGATCTTCTTCGTCAACATCAGCTCAGGAGCGTGCGGGTACGCCACCACATCCGGAACCGGGGTCACCGACAGGTCCGACAGGTCCAAGACCCCGTTGTCGACGGCGATCACATTCTTGTCGGCGTCAAACTGCTCCACCGAACAGGCCACAGCCTTCTGTGTACCGAACCGGCTCTTGACCGCCTTGTGCCCACGGTCCGACCGGCACCCGGCAGCGAAAGTGGCCAACTTCTCGGCGGACTTCAGTTCCTCCTTCGCCTCCGCGATCAGGTCCTTGTCCTCCGACAACCGGGCGTTCGCCAGGGCGATGCCAGCAGTGTCGACGAGTTTGCCGGTGTGGTCCTTGAGCTTCTTCGTCATGATCTCCACGGCGTCGTCAACCTCGGCACGCTTCGACTCGATCCACACACCGTCCTGGTAGACCCGCCACGCCTTCTCCTCGAAGACGTTGCGGAACTGACGGCCGTACAGGTTCACCATGGCGTGCGCGACGCCGGTCTCCGTGTACTCGTCGAGGGCGAACTTCGGGACGGCCGGGACGTCCATGGCTATCTCGATGTCCGTGAAGTCCGGCATCGTCAACGACTGAGACTTGACCCGTTCCGTCAGTGGGATCTCGTCAACCCAGTTCGACATCGGCTGCCTCTCCCCACCGAACCCTTGACGTCGCAGAGCACGGGCGGCGTCCGAGAAATTCCCGTTGTGTTCCATGAACGCGTAGAAGGCGAACTTCGAGATCGGTTCCTCGGTTGGCAGACCGGCCCCCGAAGACCAGACGTACAGGTTGTCCGACCCCTGGTAGTACAGCGAAGCCGACTGCCCGTCCCGCACCTCTTTACCCGGGCGGGTGTAGTACAGCTCCGAACCCGGGCCACGGGAGTGGAAGGTCCACCCGTACTCCGACAGCAACTGGCCCCAGTCGGTCTTCCGGTTGAAGTCGGCTCCCGGACCTTCCCCGTTGTCGGTGGGGATACCTGCCGGACGTGGGGGGGCTTCCGGCGTCTCCGGCATCTCATCCAGAGCTTCGTGGATCGCCGCGACCAGCAGCTCCCGCTGCTCCCACGTGATCGTGGGGACTTCCCCGATCCGTCCCGCCTGGCACGTCCACGCCTCACCGGACTTGTGGACCTTCCCCGACGACGGCGCGACGACCACGTAGCCTCCCTCACCCCGAGTCTCCGCCAAGGTGACGGACCGCAGCAGCGGGGAGGCTTTCAGCTCTTCAGCGTCCGGGGGGCGGTTGGCGATCTTCTGGTTGCCGGGCACCGGGTGGTCGGCGATGCGGTACAGAAAGTGCAGGCCACCGGATGGGGTGGACTCGCAGTAGCCGTCGTGGACCAGCAGCGTCCACAGCCACAGGATCCCGGCCTTCGCTGCGGCCTGGTCGATCTTGTCCAGGTGGTCCCCGGACGATGCGCGACCTTCCAGCTCCAGCATCTCCAGATTCCCGGACGCCTGCCCGCAGATCAGCCCGACACCCTGGTCCGGGGCCGTCTTGTACCAGCGCTCCACCTGCTCACGGGTGGGCCGGTCGCTCTGGAACTCCTTCCACCGGGCGAATGGGCGCTTCGTGCCGTCCGCGATGGTGGGGATCACCGTGAAACCCTTGTCGTGCCAGGTCAGGGCTCCGTCGAGGTGCGGGTTCAAGGTCATTTACTCCTCCGCATCTCCAGATGCTATACTGCACCTGGTCATTTAGTTCTCCAGAAAACCCCCAGGATCGAGCCCCTGGGGGTTTTTCACGTCTGGGGTAGATCTAGATCCTAGCGCTCCGGTCCGTCAGGTTCCACCGGCAGCTCACGTATCGGCTGACGATATATCGGGCGTCGTACGGTTCCCGCAGGCGTTGAAGCCGTCCCCGAACTCCGACTCGACCACCTTCATCGAGTAGTTGATGAGCCCCCCGGGCTTGATGTATCCGGTGATGCCCAGGTTCACCCCCAGCTCCTCGACCTTCCCGTTGGCCAGCATTCCGGAAGGCTCCATGTCGAAGGTCCCACGGCCCCGGCCACACGACCGGGGCCAACTCACGCCTGCGGGTCAGGGCTGTGCGGGCACGTCTCGGCCGCATTCGGAGCAGTGCGGCCACGGGTGGTTGGGCGACAGGTGCTCGTGCTGGCACTGGGCGGGCCGGATGTCGGCGGTGCACGGCTTGTCTGCGGCGCCGTGGACGAGGCAGCGGTCACCGGGCGTCATCGACACCGCTCGGCCGGAGGTGGTGCAGTACCGCTCCGGGTTGGCGATGGCGGGGACCGCCTCGGGGATCGGGCGGCTGTAGATGGTCTGGCAGGTGAGGCAGGTAGTCACGGTGTCTCCCTTGCTGGTTGGGGCGGGCGGGTCAAGCGGAGGGCTGCCAGCGGACGGCACGGACCGAGAAGGTTCCGTCCTCGTTGCGCACGATCTCCGTGCACTTGCTGGTGAACCTCGCGTGCTTCAACATCACGACCACCGACCGTCGAGGTAGTGCCGGACCGCCTCGGTGAACTCGACCCGTGTCGTCGTCGTCCCCTGACAGTGCGTGATCATGAACTCGCGCAGCACGTTGTCCAGGGAGCGGGGCTTGTCCAACACCCCCCGCAACACCTTCTTCTCCACCTCCGAAGCGGCCAGGACCACCACCTCCGTGGTCAACTCCCGTCCCTGCCACTGCGACACCTTGGACTCCTCGAACACGTCAGTTACAGTTGACACCAGTTCCACCCTCTCTCCAGCGAAGGCCCCCGGACCAGCGAGGTCCAGGGGCCTTCGCGTATCTCATGATCAGAACGGAGGCTCGTCCGAGTCGAAGCCATCCGAAGATCGCATCGAATCCAGGGTCGGCGCGGACGTCTTCGGCTGCTGCTGGGCCATCTGGGCCGGAGGGTTGCCGAACAGCTCGTCGGTGTCCTCAACCCGGCGCGTCTTACGTGCCGCCATGGCGAACGCCTGAGCTTCCGTCTCCGTCGTCGGAGCCCAGTACTGCGAGACGTGCTGCTTCATCGGCTTACGCTTCGGGTTCGTGTTCGGCTTCAGCGAATCGACCCGGGACCGCAGCATCCCGCCGAGCCGGGGCTTCAGACCCTGCTCCCGCAGAGCGTTCTGGATCGACCACAGCAGGTTCCCCTTCGCCCACAGGCGCCGGGTGCCGTCGTCGTCCTCCACCTCCGGATTGCGCTGCTTAGTGATCAGGTGGAACACCAGCAGCGGCTTCGGCTTGTTGGTGCGCGGGTCCATGACCACGTTGCCGTCGTCGTCGGTCTCCGCGAGCCGATCCATCTTGTAGATGATGCCCTCGGCGGTGTCGCCGGGCCGCGAAAGCTTCGCAGTGGCCGGACCTCCACCAGCGCTGAACAGGTCATCGATGTCGTCGTACGACATGGGGTCTCCCCTGGTTTAGTTGAATCATGAACTACTGGAAAAGGTCGTCCACGGGATCACCCGTGGTCTGCCCCGGACATCCCGTCCCGTCCGCAGGGGACGTTCCCCCGCGATAGAACTTGCACCAACCGCACAACCGGGAAGGTTCCGCAGGAATCCGGGCATAATTCTCCGGATGGTTCTGGACATCCAGCTCCAGAGCCTCGCGACCAATCCGGCGCACCCGCTTCACCGCCTCCCAGGCGGCATCCCGGTCATAGGGCCACGTCTTGACCCACATCTCCTTCAGGTTCCCGTCCCTCGGGAGCATCACGACCCCGACCCGTTTCACCGGCCTGCCAGCCCGGACGTTCCCGGCCCCGTACAGTTGGAACTGGGTTTCGTAGACCTGCCCGACGCCTTCCTTCTTCATCTTGCGGTAGTTGGCGCGTGACGGGTTCTTCAAGTCCAGGACCGTCTGTGACGGCCGGTGGTACAGGTCCGTGTGGCCCGGCAGCTCGTCGGAAGGCCACACTTCCAGCTCGGTCAGCCATCCGGCATCCCCGTGGACCTGCTGGTACGCCTTGATCTTGCTCTCAAGCCAGGTGTGGATCGAAGTGCCGACCGTCGAAGGCCACACTTCGATGTTGTGGTTCACCTGCTCGGAACCGGCCAAGGTGTATGCGATCTTCCGTTCGCACGGATCCCCGGCTTCCGAACATCCGAGCATCACCTGCTGTGATCGTCCCTCAGACCGGGCACCCCACAGGATGATGTCGGTCAGGTCCTCCCGCAGCGCTATGTCCCCGAGGGTGTCGTCCATGCCAGGCACGGTCACGTCGTCCGGGGCGCACGTGATGTGGTACGGGAACTGCTCGTACGGGTACACGACGGTCATCTTCTTGCCGCACACCCGGCACAGATGGCTGAACTCGGTCACGCCATCATCCACTTCGCCACCAGGAACAGGCAGAGGATCAGGGTCGTGGCATGTATACCGGCCTTGATGTGGGCTCCGGGTGCCGTCGACTTCAAGTGGCAGACCATGAACCCGAAACTTCCCGCAGCCATCAAGGCCCAGAACTGCTCACCGAACATTCCGTTCCCCCTCTCGTGATCCAGACACTACCGGTCCGGTACGACATGGACCATGGTCGGCAAGTGTGACCTTGAATACAGATCACCGGATGCTACAGTGGACCCGCAGGGTGGAGCAGTTCGGAAGCTCGGGAGACTCATAATCTTCAGGTCGTGGGTTCAAATCCCACCCCTGCGACGAGAACGCACGGCATTCCCCCTGATCAGGGGAATGCTCGGGGCGCCCTGATCGAAGCCGTCGTGCCGGTACCGGGTAAATCCGGAGGGGGTCCACCAACTTCAAGCTCAGGGGAGTGGGCATGGAAATCAACATCTGGCCGGACTTCGACGAACTTCCGGCTCAGGCTCAAGCAGACCTGGTCAAGTACTACAACATGTCGTTCGAGGAGCAGGCCGGGATGGCGTGGGTCGTCAAGGAACACGAGCGCCGGGTCCAGGAAGTCATGGAAGGCATGGCCGCAGCGCTGAAGGAACGGTTCCTGGCATGAGGATCCGAACCTTTGAACTTCCGACGAGGGCCGAAGACCCGATCCGGTTCGTGATCGTCTTCGACCGCTTGGCACCCGCAGACGCTGACGAATTCATCGACATCCTCAAAGATCTCAGTCGTTCCTGGGGAGCAGTGGACGCCCTCGTCTACGCGGACGAGGTGGAACTCGGATGATCCTCGCCGACGCCGACATCCTGCACTTCCGCAACCTCGGACACCTCGGCATCCACCCGTGGGATCCGGAGTCCGTGCAGCCCGCATCCTATGATCTTCACCTGGCCCCGTACGTGAAGAAGAAAGCCTACGACACCTGGGCCGAGAAGCTGATCTGGCAGCAGGAGAAGTTTGAAGAACTTCGAGACGGTGAGTTCTGGTACTTTCTCGAACCGGGCGAATTCGGACTGTTCAACACCGTCGAGACCGTCGAACTGTCCGCCAGTGTCGCAGGCCAGGTCATGGGCAAGTCCACGCTCGCCCGTGAGGCCCTGGCCGTCGAGACCGCAGGATGGGTGGACCCCGGCTTCAGTGGTGAACTGACCTTGGAGTTGAAGAACCACGGCGAGTTCCCGATCATGTTGACGGCCGGGATGAGGATCGCCCAGATCGTGTTCATGCAGACCCGCAGTGCCGCCCTACGGCCGTACGGTTCCGAAGGGCTCGGATCCAAGTATCAGCACCAGACCGGACCTACGGAGCCCCGATGAACAAGCCCTGTACCCCGATCCCATGCCCCGGATGGGAGGAGGTCAGGATCTCCGACGTGCAGCCGATCGGCTGGTACGGCGTGGATCTCAAGTACCTTCAAGGGACCTACGAGTTCCTGGGCAGGGAACACGAGCAGCAGGTCAAGGACCTCGTGGACACCATCCACGCCCAGGCCCAGGACATTCGGGAACGGTGGGGATACACTGACGACACGATCATCCGCGTGAAGCTTCCGGACGACTCGAACGTGGCGCACCTGTTCAACCAGGTGAAGGAGGCCACCGATGATCGGATCGAGTATGTCGGGCGGTGAGTGACACACTGAAGCCCCAGGGCGCGAACCCTGGGGCTTCAGTGTTTCCTAAGGTCAGACCGCATCCCAGAACTTGACGGTCTTCTCGCGCTCCACCACCTGCGTCAAGTCCCCGGTCCAGTGGGTTCCGTCGTGCGAGTAGTAGGTGCCGGTTTTGCGGAAGGTCTGGTCACCGACCTTGAACACGCACTGGACCCCGGAGGACAGTTCGAACTGTCCCGCAGTCTTCACGTGCGTGATCGGCAGGTTGCCCAGTGCCGGAACCCGGACCGTTCCGGTCTCCAGGTATTCGGTCAGCTCGGGCCAGCCGTCCACCTCAACGTTGCAGGGCGAGGTGTCCGGGTTCCACTTGGACACGTTCTCCAGGAACGAGAACGACTGTCCGTACTCGAACAGTGCCTCCAGGGCCTGCTCAACATGCTGGGCCGTGAACGGTGGCTGGAACATGTACTGCTCGATCGCTTCCTCAAGCGTTTCGGCGTCCATCACTTCACCTCCTCGTACACGGTAGCGATGACCTTCTTGCGCTGGACCTGCTTGAAGTCCCCGTCGTAGTTCGACTCCCCGAATGAGGAGTAGAACCCGTCCTTGCGGAAGTAGGCAGTCCGTACTCGGTCACGGCCGTGGCTGTTGTCGATCCATGTGACGGTCAGGACAACCCACATCTGTTCGCCGTCACCTTCGGACCCGCCGTACGAGTCCTCGATGCGCAGGTTGCCGATGCCCGGCAGCGTGAAGGACTTGCTGCGGGAGCACTCGTCCAGCTCGAACCACGAGGACGGAAAGTCCCCGTACTGGTGGCCCTCGTCGCTGAACTCGTCGGTCTTCCGGTATTCGCCGTTGGCCTCGAACCAGGCGTCGATGGCCTGCTCGACCTGCTCTGCGGTGTACTTCATCTTCGTGGTCCTCTCAGTGTGCGGTGATCTGGCCGGTCAGATAGTGCACGAACACCTGCTTGTCCATGCCGAACGTGTAGAACTTGGCCTTCGCGACCTCAGTGGACGTCACTTCCAGATCTCCTTCACGGTCTTGCTGGCCGTCACCTTCTTCAGGCCGTCGTTCCAGAAGTAGTTGCGGGCGTACGAGTCGGTATAGCCGTCCTTGCGGTACAGGACGCCGTCGACGAGCAGGATCAGGAACGTCGGCGGTTCGGTGCCCTGGAATCCGTAGCCGTCGTCGTTGTTGAAGTCGCTCGGGTCCTGCTTTGCGACGACCACCACATCCCCGAGGTTCGGGACGTTCACGGTATAGCCGTATGCGTGACTGAACAGGCTGTCCCAGGGCCTGCGGTTCCATGCGTTCAGGGCCGTGATGATCCGGTTGTTCTCCGGCATGTCCTGGCCGCAGGCGGGGCACTTGTCACTCATTGGTCTTCTCCTCCTTGACGAACTGCCACACGGCCTTGTTCTCGGGGAACCGGAGCTTCATGTCCTGGAAGGCGTTCGGGAACCTGACCTTCAAGTTCCCGGCGATCGTGTTCGCGACATGCCGGATCTCGGCGTCGGCGTGGATCGACGACCGCTTGGTGATGAACTCCCGCCACGCCCGGAAGTTCCCGGTCACGAACAGCCGCGTCTCCGTCATGCCGGGAAGCACCGAACGTGCCGCCTCCCGACATTCCTTCACCGTCAGGCCCTCGTCTTTCAGGAACTTCTCCAGCCGCCGGTACTCATCACGGGACTCATCGAACCCCGCATCCCATGCGGGACCGATGTCACCCTCGACGTGCTGGGCGATCGTCGGATGCATCACGTAGTTCAGCTTCTCGACCGGCACGAACCGTTGCGACAGCTCCGAGTACGAGAAGTGCCGGTGCCGGATCATCTCGTGGCTGAAGTTGCGTGACACGCCCCGGATCCAGAACGTCGCCTGGGAATGCTCCAGGACCGAGAAGTGCTTGTGGTCCAGGATGTTGGCGATGTATCCGGCGTTCGTGGCCGTTGCCGGGTTCGGCTTGGACCACGACTCGTAGCAAGCCCTCCCAGCCGCCTCAATTAGGGCTTCGGCACCCGTGGCGTCCGTGGACCAGCCGGTGGCCTCCTCGATGACCCGTGGGTCGAACTCGGTCCAGGCCACCAGATCGACCTTCATGGCGTATTCGACGATCACTCGCACTCCTCGTTCAGTTCGAAACTGATCTTGCATGTGGCCGCAGGGAACTTCTTGTTGTACCGGTGGGCCAGGATCATCATGAAGTTCCTGGTCTGGGACTCGTTCAGGTATGCCGAAGGCCAGTCATCGTCGCCGCCCCAGGTGATATCGAAGGCCACCCCGTACACTTCCTCGAACACCCGGACCTTGACGCCGTCCGTCTCCGTATCTATCTCGTACGGTCCCATCACTTCTCCAGGGGCTTCAGCAGGCCACGATTCTCTCGATGGCTGCGCATGTACCAGGCTTCCCCATGGCAGTCCAGGGGCATGTGCTTGAACACGTCGAAGTTGTCGATGATGAACCTCGACGACACGCCCTTCGTCAGGGATGTGATCGTCTTCTTCAGGGCCAGGAAGTACGCCCTGGCCGGGGAGAACCGGTAGTCCGAAGGGATCATCCAGCGCTCCAGGGCCGTCGCGTAGATCTCCTCCCGGAACATTTTGATCTGGTCGGCCCAGGAGAGCGCCCAGACCTTCTTCATGTCCATGGCGACGTCCTGGCCGTCCTTCAGGACCTCCATCCACAGGGGTCGGTCGTAGTGGGCAACGGTGTCGTGGATGCTGTCGTGGTCGTAGATCCGGACCACGGCGTCGGTGAAGAATGCCCCCGACTCCTGGTTCAGGTTGACCTTCTTCTTCCCGTGCACATCGGACCAGATCGGGTACAGCAGCTCCCACATTTCGGGGATCAGCTTGGCGCCCCTGGACTTCAGCCACAGGACGTCCCACATGTGCTTGTTCCAGGTGCCGTTGGGCAGTTCCCAGGAACTGTGGGAGACCTTCATGGTGTAAAGCTCGTCCGGGAACGCATAGGCCATGTTGCCCCGGTCCTGGTTGTAGAGGTTCGCCCACTCGGGGATGATCTTGTTGAGCCGGTCGTCCCAGAACACGTCGATCTTGCGGTCCGGGAACATGGCCTGAAGGTCATCCCGCGTGTCGGGAGACCAAAGGTCCAGGTCCTTGGACTCGCGCGGGAACTCCGAGAACCAGTTCCGGATCGCCGTCGATCCGATGATCAAGCCTCTCACTCGCACTCCTCTCTCCTTGAATGCGTGGACATGGCGGGGATCGAACCCGCGACCCCTCCTCCGGCCAGGGACCGGTCCACCGGGGAGTGCTCTACCGCTGAGCTACATGTCCAGCCCCCAGGGTTCGTTGACCAGCCGTCGCTGGCACATGGAACCCTGGGTCTCTCGGTGCTTAGCCCTCCGATGCCGTCGCATCTTTGAACCGGCCGAGCCCGTCCTCCCAACGGGATTCGAACCCGTGCTACCCGATTGAAAGCCGGGCGTCCTGGACCACTAGACGATGGGAAGTTGTGGTGGCCTTCGACCCACACGGGCCACCAGCGTGTGTCGTCCCCGGATGTTCACGTCATCCGGTGGGGTCTTGCGGTGTTGCCGGGCACAGGAACCGCCAGTCCTGCTGGACCGTCGCGGCGACAGCAACCGCGACGTGCCCTGTAAAGCTTGTGTTTCGAGGGGTCGAAGAGACTCGAACTCTCATTCCCGTATTGGCAGTACGGGCGCACTATTCCATTTGTGCTACCACCCCAGTGAAGGCGAGTCTTCCAGAGGGATAGGTTTCTGGGTTCTGGCAGACTGGAACTCCCACTTTCCCCACCTTTTAAGCGCGCGCTCCCTGATCTGGTCACCCAGGTACTTACTCGCCTTCGCGGTCACACCAGGAGTTGAACCTGGGCGCACCGGGTTTCAACCGGTAGCTCTACCCTCTGAGCTATGTGACCTGGTGCCAGCGGGAGGTTCGGCGCTTGATAGGCCCCGCCTTTTCCGTTGGCAGTGAACGTCAGGGCGCACTTACCGCCTGTGCTACATGGACCCCGTGACCCGGAGGTCGCGGTTCCCATGCCGGGAGTTGAACCCGGTCCTCCCTGACGTTCGCGTGGCCCCCTGGAGTCGAACCAGAGATCTCGGTTTCACCCGTGTGTTGCCGTTACACCAGACCACTAGCACCGGTAGCGATCCGATGCCCAGAACCTCAGGCGCCCCCTCGGTTCTGGAGATACCTTAACACACTTCGACATCCTCCAGTCAAGGAGACTCCGGGTAGCCTCCGTCACAGTCGACTATGCTGACCATATGGGTATGAGCTTCGCACAGCAGATGGCAGCCATGGAGCCTGAAGAAGTCCAGGCCGTCATGGACCTCGCCACCGACGAACAGCTCCTGGAAATGGCCAGGGGCGAATGGTGGTACGTGGCCCGTCCCGAACAGATCGCACCCCCCGGAGACTGGCAGCTCTGGCTCCTGCTGGCAGGCCGGGGCTTCGGAAAGTCCCGGTGCGTCTACGAATGGCTCATCGAACGCATCCTCGCCAACCCCCTGGATGTGGCGGGGATCCCGACTGAACATCTCGTGGTCGCCCCGAGCATCGCCGACTGTATCGGCATCTCGATCGAGGGGCCTTCGGGTCTGCTGAACATCTTGCGCCGCAAGGGCATCGAGTTCCACTACATCAAGAGCCCGAGGCCGCTGATCCTTGTCGGGCCTGCGGACGGCCCCAGACCCAAGATCCACTTCGTCGGCGCGGACAAGGGGGACGTGGGTCGCGGATCCAACCTGGCCACGATCGTCATGGACGAGTTGGTCAAGTTCCCCGACCCCGACAGCCTCTGGCGTCAGGGTCTCCTGCCCGCCCTGCGTGCCGCGCTACCCAACGACCACCCGCGTGCCGCATGTGCCACCACCCCGAAGCCCCTGAAGATCCTCAAAGACTGGGTGAAGGAAGCCGACGACCCCGAAGCTGAAGGGATCACCGTCGTCACCCGTGGCGCCACCTACGACAATGCGGCCAACCTGGACCAGCTGACTCTGCGGCGACTCAAGAAACAGTACGAAGGCACCACAGTCGGACGTCAGGAACTTGAAGGCGCCCTCCTCGACGACATGGACGGCCCGCTGTTCTCGTACTCGTGGATCGACGCCAAGCGCATCGGATCCGACGTCATCCCGGTCCTGGAACACATTGCGGTCGGCGTGGACCCGTGTCTCACGGGTGAGGAGGACTCCGACCTCATGGGTGTCGTGGTCGTGGGTCGGGACGCCAACGAGCACATGTACGTCCTGGCCGACGAGTCCGTGCCGCTTACCTCGGGTGAGGCAGCTCGGCATGCCTGGATGGTTTTCAACCGCTGGGACGCCGATACCCTGGTCATCGAAAACAACCTGGCCAAGGCGTGGCTGCGTAAGGTCATGGTCGACACGTATGACGAAATGAAGAAGGAGGGGATCTTCCCCGAGTTCTCGAAGGCCAGGCTCAAGGAAGAACACGCCCAGCAGGGCAAGAAGACTCGTGCCGAACCAGTGGCCCTACGTTACGAGCAGGGGCGCGTTCACCATGTCGGGGTTTTCGAGAAATTGGAGTCGGAGATGGTCTCCTGGGATCCGATCTCGTCAAAGGTCTCCCCGGACCGGATGGACGCCCTCGTGTGGGCCTGTTCCCACCTGATGTCCGGGGAGAAGCACAAGGTTCGGATCTTCAACCCTCTGAACCGGAAGATCGCCGGGCTTGGGTGAGGCCGGATGGTAGCACGGTCCGTGGTGGTTCAGGAACACATGCCGTACCATCACAGACATGATCTACCTCATCGCTTATGTCATCCTGGTCGCTGGAATCGCCAGCACCACCAGGCTCGTCCGCGATGACCTGATCCTCGCCCAATGGCGGCTCAACTTGCTTGAGAAGCACGGACCCCTCTGGTTCTGGAACCGAGTCCTCGAATGTTCCCGCTGCACATCGGTGTGGACAGCCATTCCGTGGACTGTGGCCGCAACCGGATACGCCTGGGCGTTCGGGACCACCTGGTGGCAGCTTCTCGCAGCCCCGCTGGTCTGGTGGGCTGCCGCATACCACGCATACCTGCTGATCCTCAAGGGGGAGAACTGATGGCCCTCGGGCGTCGCAAGGAACTCGTCATCCCCCCACCGTCCCCGGACGCCCCGAAGTCGATCATCGCCTCGGCGGCACGGATCGACGTGGCCCTCGCGCGTTGGCCCATGTACCGGTTCACCGACGAAGCCTGGCAGCGCGAAGCCTGGCAGTTCTACCAGTCCAACGGTGAACTGTCCTACACCGCCTCCTACATCGGGGCGGCCCTGAGCCTTGTGCGCTTCTACATGCGCCACGTCGATGACTACGGGGTTCCGCAGGGCGAAGTCGACGACGATCCGGCAGTCGCGGCCATCGCATCGACGATGCTCGGAGGCCCCGCCAAGCGCGGCAACGTCCTGTGCTCGTACGGCATCGGCATGACCGTCGCTGGGGACACGTACCTGATCGGCCGTGCCGCACGCCCGGGATACGGGGACCAGTGGACCATCGTGGCCTGCCAGTATGTCCGCATGTACGGGGGTGCTGTGCAGGTCGACTTCGGCCGGGGTCAGTGGGAGACCCTGGATCCGAACCGGGACATCATCATCCGGATCTGGAAGCAGTCCGCCGAGCGTCCGCTGCTCGCCGATGCTCCGACCCGTTCGCTGCTGCTGTCGTTCAGCCAGTTGCAGAAGCTGCGCATGTTCATGAACAGTGAACTGAACAGCCGTATCGCCAACGGTGTCCTGTACTTCCTGCCGCAGGAGTTGGCGTTCCCCGGTGATGCCGACAACAACATCCCGCCCGGTGCGCCTGGTGTCGCCCAGATGATCTACGAGGCGATGGCGTCCAACATCGAAGGCCACGGCACTGCCGCAGCCATCGGCCCGGTCCTCGCCGAAGCTCCGATCGACATCATCGAACGGATGATGAAGGATCCGATCCGTTTCGACGTCCCGCTGTCCGACCACGCCATGGACTACCGCAAGGAACTGATCCAAGACGTCGCACGGGGCATGAACGTGCCCTCCGATGTCGTGGAAGGCATGCGCAACGCCAACCACTGGCAGTCCTGGTGGGCCACCGAAGAGTTCACAACCAAAACGGTGGCCCCGCTGTGCGGGCTGTTCTGCGACGCCATGAACGAAGGCTACATCTACGGGGCGTTGAAGAAACTCGGCAAGGATCCGAGCAAGTACACGCTCTGGTATGACCTGGCCCCGCTGCACAACAGTGCCGACAAGTTCACCGACACCCTGAACCTGTTCCGCGAAGGAGCCGTATCGCTGGAAACCCTGCTGAAGTCCGCGAACTACACCCTTGCGAACGCGCCTGACGAGAAGGAGTTCGTGGTCCGGCAGCTCTGGGAAGTCGTGAAGCGTGACCCGACCCAGTTGCAGTCCGAAGGTCTGCGCAAGTTCATCGGCGCCGACATCCCCGACTACGCCCCTTCGCTGGAAACACAGCTTCCGCCACCCCCGCCGACCCCGGACCGGGTGCCACAGGACCGCCAGGTCGGCACGAAGCCGACCCAGGACACGGGCGGTCAGTTGGTCGATGACCTTCAGGCTGCCCTGGTCCACACTTCACCGGTAGTTCCTGTGGCCCATGCGGTGGTTCTGGGTGCCCTGGCTGTCGCGGGTCGGAAGTTGCGGACGACGCAGAACGAGTTCCGGACCTTGTTCCGGGATGTGGATCCGACACTCCTGCACACCAAGATCAAGGTGGGGGGTCCGGACAAGGCAGAAGACCTGCTGTCTGCGGCGTTCGTCACCGCCAGTGCCTCACTGGAACCTTTGAACGTGGACGTCCCCACCGTCACCGGTCATCTGAGGCAGTACACGAAGGGCCTGCTCGTCAACGGCATCCCCCACAATGCCGAACTTCTGCGCGCCTACCTGACCTCAGCGGGTGTCCGATGACCCAACCGCAGACGGTGGAACCGCCACCTCCCGAGGAGGTCCAGGGCGCCGAGAATGAGTTCACGGCACTGGTCCTGGCCGCACTCACGGTGTGGCTGGCCCTGGTGTTCCCGGCCGTCATGGCTTCGGTTGTTCCGAACCCTGCCGCGATCTGGCAGTTCCAGCCCGTCTGGGTCCGTGAAGTCGACAAGCTGATGCCGTACCTGGAACGTCTGGCACGGCGCGGATGGCAGCAGACGATGCGGCAGTTCGGGATGGATTTGCCGTTCCAGGCTGATCCGCTGCTGCTGGACCAGTTGGCCAGGACCCGGAATCTGCTGGTCCGGATCCCGGACGAAACCTACCAGCAGTTGATCAAGTCGCTGGCTACGGGTGTGGATGCGGGGCAATCCCGTGCCCAGCTTGAGCAGCGGATCCGCAACATCCTCACCATCACCGGCTCCGAGAACTGGCCCGCGAGAGCCGCGACCATCGGGCGGACCGAAGTCAACAGGTTCTTCAACGCCGGAGCACTCGCGGCAGCCCAGCGGGTACAGGCCGACACGGGACGTCGGATCGTCAAGCGGTGGCGGGACGAGAACGACAACCGGGTCCGTCCGGCACATGCCCGGGTGGACGGGAAGTTCCGGCCGCTGGGGGAGCCGTTCGAGGTCGGCGGTTCGTTGCTTCAGTATCCGGGGGATCCGAGTGGACTTCCATCGACGGTTATAAATTGCCGTTGTGATCTTGTATTCAAGGAGGCGTCATGAGCGACGACATCCAGGCCGCTGCGGGCCAGATGCCCCGGCAACTCCGCGCCTACTGGACTCACGGCAAGGGGGCTGCCGAAATCGCATGGGGGACCCCAAATGATTTTGATCGTTGCGTGAGTCACCTGAATGACTACGTAACGGACGCCAAGGGCCTGTGCAACGAACTGCACCACGACGCCCTCGGATACTATCCGGCAACGCACGCGAAGATGGAACGTGCGGCACACACGGCTGCCGTGAACTCCCGATCGTGGCAGTCCATGCCCATCGCGGCCCGTGAAACCACCTTCCGCGCCCAGGATGCGGTAGCTCGGGGACTGGAATGGGCCGGATCTTCGGCATCGAAGTTCAACAGCCTGTTCCTGTGGCGCAAGAGCGACGGGAACGCGGGAAGCCCTGACTCGTACCGGCTCCCGATCGCCGACATCATCAACGGCAAACCCGTCATGATCCCGAGGGCCGTGTTCTCGGCAGGTGTCATCCTGTCCGGTGGCCACGGGGAACTAGAAGGTGTCGTCGATGACCAGGAGAAGCTGGAACTGAAGCGGGTCGTGTCGGAAATCTACGACAAGCTGCGTGACGAATATCAGGACCCCCGGGTTGTGGCCCCATGGGAACGAGGCGGAAACGATCGAGAGGATGTCACAGCCGCCATGGACGATTTCAAGAAGGACTGGGAAGTCCTGTTCGGTGACCAGGTGTGGACCCCCGAAGGTCTCGTCGCCTCCGTCAACTCCAGCGGCTGGACCTCCATGCCGATCGCCGACGTGTCGCGTCCCTGGGACTCCGGCGCCGCGAAAGCCCGCGTGTGGTCGTGGGCGGACGGGGACTTCCGCAAGTACCGGCGTGCGTTCCTCTGGTACGACCCGGAACACGCCGAACAGAAGAACGGATTCAAGCTCCCGATCGCTGACGTCATCGACGGGGAGTTGACGATCATCCCGCGTGCCGTCAACGCTGTTGCCGCTGTCCTCGGTGGCGCCCGTGGCGGTGTCGACATCCCCGACTCGGACATGTCGGCTGTCGAGAACCTGGTGAACCGGATCCAGAAGCGGTTCCCGGACGGCGAGGACTCACAGACCGCATCAGCGGCACCCGTGAAGCCCCCCAGGTCCGCGTTCGAGTACAACCACAGTGCCGTGACCGGTCCGCAGCCGTTCACGGTGTCCGCTGACGGCCAGACCGCCTCAGGGCATCTGTGGCTGTGGAACAAGTGCCACGCCGGTATCGGCAACGAATGTGTCGTGGCACCCCGGACCGCCACCGACTACGCATACTTCCACAACGGCCAGGTGTTGACCGCAGACGGTGCCCTGGTGAAGGTCGGAAAGATCACGATGGGTACCGGGCATGCGGCACCGGGGCTGCGGTGGATTCCGGCAGCCGACCACTACGACAACACAGGTGTCCAGGCCGCTGTAGGCCGGGTCACCGAGGACCGCTGGGGTGGCTACTTCAACGGTGTCCCCGTGTCGACGATGACCGAGGAGCAGATCGCCGAGCTGCGGCGTTCCCCGATCTCCGGGGACTGGCGGCGCATCAACGGGAACCTGGAACTGGTCGCGGCCCTGGCCGTCAATACCCCCGGGTACCCGATCGTGGCATCCCTGGCCGGTGAAGTGCTGTCGATCACGGCTGCCGGGGTTCTCCTCGCCGATGGCACTGTCGCCAACGAGTACACCGATGGCGCGGACAACGAGGCTGAGTCACGTTATGCTGCGATCATCGACGAAGTGGATTCGCAGATGTCCGAGCTGCTGGCGAAGGGCCGGGCTCGGATGGTGCGCAAGATGATCGGGGTCATCCCGGAACGGAGGAAGTGATGGCTGGTGGATGCTGCGGTGGTGCGGCGGCTCAGGCTGCTTCGGTGGCTTCGCCGTACAACGTGAAGCTCCCGGACGGCACGACTGTCACGGTGAAGAGCAAGGCTGAGGAACGCGTGGAGCGTGACAAGGCATGGGTTCGGATGCGCAAGGATGCCCGTAACGGCGGGTACACTGTGACCCGGTAGGTGCGGGAGTGCCGAGCCGACAGGAAGCCCAGGGAGCTGAGACCCTGGGCTTCCTGCTTTCACGCTTTCAGTGCCTGTACGATCGCCGCGTACGCCATGGTCTCGTTGCGGTGGTATGAGGTGTCTTTGATCGCCTTCTTGATCCGTGGGTCTTCGGCGGCCCGGTCCAGGGCGACGCCCTGTTCCCGTGGGGTCATTTCGTCGCTGACGTACGAGGCTCGCAGGGCTGCGTAGTCCTGTTTCGCGTTCTCCCATGCCGCCCATGACATGATCATGGACTTCTTGGCCTCGTGGGCACTCTTGGATACGCTCACGCTTCCGTCTGCCGTGAAGATCGGCTTTCCCACTTCTCCTCCTTGATCCACTGCTTCTTCTCGCGCTTGCGGGCGATCCTGCGCGCCTTCAACACCGCCGGACCGCAGCACCACCAGGGCCACGGCCCCGAGGACCCCAGCATCCGACTCATCCCAGCATCATCGCCAGGATCGACAACCCGGCACCCAGGGCTGCGAAGAATCCCGCTACCCACATGCCGCATGACGGTCCGGTCTTTCCCGGCTTGCCTTCAGACATGCCCATCAGAATCCTCGCTTCGGAATCAGCACTCGAACAGGATGTGTCGGCGGTCCGGGAAGTCGGCGCACAGAACCTCCGGCTCCGCCTCCGTACCGTCGTAGAGCTGCCAGCCGTACGAGGTTCCGCTTGGCGGCAGGGATGCTGCAACGTGCTCGGTTTCCACAGACTCGTGGACGCAGGCACGCATGTGCAGCATGTTCTCGCTGATGATCTCGATCAGTTCCATCATTCCTCCATCGGTACGAGCGCTACGCGGAAGCCCAGCGCTGCCGCCATGATCATGTATGTCCCCAGGTTCATGGAACCTGCGGTCTCTGACTCGGAAATGGCAGACTGCTTGGTTCCGGTGGCTTGCGCCAGTTCGTGCTGCGTAAAACCCTGCACGATCCGAGACCTGCGCAGTAGGTCCACACCGTGACGTGGATCCTCGATCAGTTCCATCAACCCTCCTCGGTTACACATGACGATACTCAGACATCCCCGCTTCTGTCAACCCAGACTTTTTGACGAAGTAGACCAAGTCGGCTATCTTGACCATGGAGCCAAGCTAGCTCCCCAGGGTGATGCGCCTAGAGCCTGCCCGAAGAACCGGACCCCCATCCGGCCTTCGGAAGGCCGGACACCCTGAAGGAGAAGCCAGCAATGGCATTCGAGATTCCGGGCGAGGACACGCTCAAGCGACTGTCCGCAAACGCCCTCGAAGAACTGCGCGAACTCGCAGTCCAGGAACACACCAGCCTCCGGGCCTCCCTCGCCGACGACGCCACCAAGACCACCGAAGAGAACGTCGCGGCACTCCAGAGCCTCGTCGCGTTCGTCGGCCAGGTTGACGGGCTCATCGACACCGCCGAAGCCAACGCGGCTGCCGTAGCGACCGAGATCCCCGCCCGTCCGAAGAAGACCGAAGTCGTGGCGGCCAACACCCCCGTGGACGGCCCGAAGTTCGGCGAGGACGGCACCAAGGACGTCGCATCCCAGGTGAGCGCCCCGACTGTTGCCGGAACCACCGCGACTGTCGTGGAAGCCACCGTCACCGCAGCGTCGGCAGCCCCGACGATTGCCGACCTGGCCCCGTATGTGCCGACCCCGGCGATCGAAGAAGGCACCGAGCCGAAGCAGTTCTCGATCATCGCTTCGGCGACCCTGGACACCAAGGCCGGTTCCGTCACCTCCGGTGCCGAACTGGACTGGACCCAGCTTGCCGAAGCGTTCCAGAGCCTCGCCGAAGGCAACAAGAGCCTCGCCCAGTTCGGTGGCCCCGCCACCCGCCAGCGGACCCGGCTCGCCTCGATCCGTCGTGAGGCCACCGCAGACCGGGTGATCCTCGGCAACGAGACCTCCGAGCAGGCTTACGAAAAGCTCCGTGCCATGTCGAACGGCTACGGCAAGGACCTCGTTGCGGGTCGGATCTCCCAGACGGCCGCGAACGGCTTCTGCACCCCGTCCACGCCGATCTACGACACCTGTTCGCCGATCACCGCCACGGGCCTGCTGAACGCCCCGCGCATGGTGGTTCCGCGTGGTGGCGTGATCCACAACCAGGGCCTGGACTTCGCCGACTTCTTCGGCGACGACTTCGTCCTGCCGATCCCCGGCCACAACATCCTCACCGAGGCCCAGGTCATCGCCGACACCGCGAAGACCTGCTTCGAGATCCCGTGTCCGCCGTTCGTGGACGACCGCCTGAACATCGCGGCCCTCTGCCTCACCGGGTCGATTCTCCAGAACCGGACCTACCCCGAGTTCGTGTCGACGTTCGTCCAGGGTTCCATCGCCGCGATGGCCCACCTGGTGAACCGTGAGATCATCGCCGCGATCGTCACCGGTTCGACGGCGGTCACGCTGAGCACCGTTGACCCGTGGGTCTCGGACGGCACGGTCCTGTCGCAGCTCATGTCCGCCGTGGAAATGGCGGTCTGGGACCTGCGCTACATCTACCGCACCGACCCGAACCAGGTGTTCACGGTGGTGCTGCCCCTGTGGATCCAGGCTCAGCTCCGCGCCGACTACCTGCGCCAGAACGCGCGGGTCTCGGATGATCTTGCGGACAGTCTCATCCTGTCGATGTTTCGTACCCGTGGTGCCCTTGTGCAGTACGTCTACGACTGGCAGGACGCCTTCGCCCCGGGCGCCATCCCGGCCGCGAACCAGGCCGGTTCCATCGCAGCCCCGATCCTGTCGCTCCCGTTCAACGTGAGCTTCCTGATCTACCTGCCGGGTACGTGGGTCGTCGGTGAGCTGGACATCATCCGACTTGATCTTGTGTACGATTCGACCCTTTTGGCCCAGAACCAGGTGACCCAGCTCTTCATGGAAGACGGCTGGAAGCCCATGAGGATGTGCCAGCACTCCCGGGTCTACACGGTCAACATCTGCCCGAACGGTTCCACCGGCGTCCAGCGCGCCGTGACCTGCACGGACATCATCCCGTAATCCCTGAGTGGCGGGGACCCGGACAGGATCCCCGCCACTGCTCGGATTCAAGATCCTTAAGGAGGTGTACAGCAGATGGTAGCGATCATCCCGGCTCCGGTAATCCCGAAGCCGACCCCCGAAAGCCCACTCCGGTACGGCCTGTTCCAGGCCGCCATCGGCCCCCTGAACTTCCCTGACCGCCACATGCGCGGCGGGGGCCTGAAGTACTGGGAAGTCATGTGCGGTGGCGGCTCCGGGTATGAGATCGAATGCCTGGCGGCACTGGACACGAAGACGTTCAACACCGCCGGACTGAACGTGATCACAGCAGTGCCGTTCGTCGTGAAGTCGAACTTCACCTGCTCCCCGGTCGGCCTGAGCCAGCAGGAACTCGACGCCCTGGCACTCCAGAAGCTCCACTCCGTGGAGCAGGCCGTCCTGGAGTCGGTCTTCGACTCCGGCGACTTCGCACAGGCCCCGAGCCTGGCGAACAACCCGGCAGTCGTGAACCTGTCCGCGACATCCCCGAACGCCACCAGCGTCGTGGACGTCACGTCAGTGCTGGAACGCGCCATGTACTGCACCAGCCAGTACGGCGTCCCCGCCTACCTGCACGTCCCGATCCCGGTGTTCAACCGGATGAAGTTCGACCACCTGATCGAATTCGACGGTCTGCGCTGGCGGACCCCGATGGGTTCAGTGGTGTCGGCGGGCTGCTACGCGGGTCTCACACCTGTCGGAGCTGCCCCCGCTGAGGGAACGTTCTGGATGTACGCGACCGGCCAGACGGTCGTGTGGCGCACCGGTAACGGGGAAGAAGAGGTCATCCCGGTACAGGGTGCCCTCAACCGGACCACGAACCAGTACACGGCTCTCGTGGAACGGGAATACGCGGTCACTTTCGAGTGCGCGGTGTACGCGAAGCCGGTGACCCTGTGGGCACCGTGATCGTTCACCCTGACACGCAGGAGCTGCTGCCGGTGATCGGCCGGGAACTCCTGGCCCTGGCCGACAACGTCTACCAGGTCGAATACGTGATGTGGCCGAGCCCCGGCTTCCGGGTGCCGGAGGAACTGTTCAACCGGTGGGAAGCTCTCGGCTCGATCAGCGTTCCGGAATCTTCACAGACCCTGGAGCCGGAAGCCACCGAAACGCCTGAACCGGCCAAGCGTAAGCCCGGTCGGCCGAGAAAGAACACGGAGGGTCAGTAATGGCCAGCGAGTGCCACAGTGTAGTCCGGGCACCCGCGATGCGGGTGACCCGTCTCGACGCGTGCGGTGTACCCGTGGAGTCCGCGTGCTCCTCGGCCACAACGGACGGTTTCGTGGAGATCGCCCTGACGAAGATCCTTCAGGAACGTCAGGACGCTCTCCAGCTCAACGCCAACGGAGACATCTGCGTCGACAAGCCGAAGGAGCCGATCCTTCGCTGGTATGAGGCGAACATTCAGTTCTGCCGCGTGGACCCGGAACTGTTCAACATCATGACCAACGAGCCGCTGGTCCTCAACGACGCCGTGGCCCCGGTCGCGGTCGGTTGGGATACCGCCGTTGGTTCGGCATCGGCCGCGAACTTCGCCCTGGAGTTCTGGGTCGGTACCGAAGACGACTGCGACGACACTGACGTCGTGTACGGCTACGGTCTCCTGCCGTTCCTGCGTCAGGGCTACCTCACCGATGTCACGTTCAACAACGGTGTCGTCACATTCACCGTGAACGCGATCACCCGAGGCAACTCGCAGTGGGGGGTCGGCCCGTACAACGTGCTGATCAACCAGACCGGAGCCAACGCGGGCCTCCCCGGTCCGCTGCTGACCGCCATCGGCCCCCTGGTGCACAAGCGGTTCTTCTGGACCACCCTGGGTCCGCCGCTGTCCCAGTGCGGATGCATGGACGCCACGCCGCTGCTGGTTAACACGCCAGCCGGTGGTACGGCACCCGAGGACATCACGTTCACGATCCCCACGGACCTGAGCGGCAACCCACTGGTTCCGGGCATCCTGGACTTCGACGACCTGACCGCCGACCAGGTGGTGACCACCGGAACCCCGGTGGTCCACAGCTACACGGTTGCGGGCACCTACAACGCCACCTACCGCCTGACGACACAGTCCGGTCCGACCTGGACCTCGGCGAACATCGTCATCACCTGATCCGCACCTAGACGGAGCCCCCTGGCACACCTCCCCGTGGCCAGGGGGTTTCTCGTTGCGTCAGCTAGACTTCCGGCATGATCGATAGACATGGAAAGAGATTCGAGAACTGCTCTGGGTGCGGTTCAACTTTTTGGGCAGAGCGCGGGGCGCCCCAGGTACTCTACGACATCCACTTCTGCGCATGCGGTACGGCAGATCGGATCACGGCGGCGCCGGAACCCTCAACGATCCAGAGAACTCGGCGCCGTCGCAGCGGTCATGCCTTGCGGAAGTTCGCGCCGTCAAGGGAGTAGGTGATCCCGGTTCCGATGGCCTGGTCGGCGACACACACTCCGGTGGCACCTTTGCAGGTGAACCGGACGGCAAGGTTGCCGCTGGTCCTGCCGACGAACTGGACCCAGGCTGCCGGACGGTGCGCGGCGTCAATGGTGAACAGGGTTGTCTGGGCGGGCACGGATGCGCCCGTGTTCGTGAAATTCCCATCCATCCACACCCGGTTGTCCGAAGGCACGTAGGTGCTGGTCACCGGATACGGGGCACCCGTGTTGAGCGGATTGCCGTCGTTGATCAGGGTCGCGTTGGCTATGGTGCCGTTGAACGCGACACCCAGGGGCGCGCTGGGCAGCATTGACCGGCCACCGGCCGACAGGATGTCACCGTTTCCCAGGACCTGGAACATGTGCGTCGCGGCATCGGACAATGTCGCCTGGGCGATTGCCGTGGACAGGCCGTCACGGGCCGCGTTGCTCATGAACCGTGCGGGCACCTGGTCTTCTGGTACGCCACGGACCCGAAGTAGGTTGAATTCGTTGCCGTACACGGTCCTGGTGCCGTTATACAGCCAACGCCACGAGTCCTTCGCCGTGCCAGGAGTCACCAAAGTCGGCCGATTCCACAGGACGATCGTATCGTTTTCGGGAATCGTCCCGGCAAGCCGCTGATACGGCAGGGTACCGGTGGTGATCCACGCCGCATCCTGGTTGAACGGATCAATGGGTCCGCTGGCCGGTTCGACCTGGATGTAGTCGGAAGGCCAGGACCCGTCCTGGCGCACCACGAGGACCGGGTTGGTGCCGGGGATCGGGTTCGTGGTTGGTGAGCCTTTGGTGGAGTTGGGCAGGACAAGACCCGTCCCGACGAAGGATGCTTCCTTGATCCGCAGGGTGCCGATGGGGTCGCCGGGTACTTCGTCAACGGTGATGGTCAGGTCTTGGCCGAAAGCGTTGACGGTGGTGTCGACAGGCCCGGCCCAGTGGATGTGATCGGTCATCGGATGCTCCTACGGGGTCGCGAATTTCCCGGCCTGAACGAAGATGGCCTGGGTGGGATCGGACAGGTTCGTGGCGGTACGGGTCACGGAAACCCAGCCCAGCAGTGCCATACCAACGGTAAGCGGGTTCGGAATGTAGGTTCCGGAGCCGATGCCGTCGCGGGCTGCGGTCAGGGATGCGTAGGTCCGCTGCCCGTACTGCACAAGGATCTGTTCGTTCACAGTGTTGTTGGCTACGGCCCAGACCCGGAAGTTCGTGGACGTGTTGGCTCCACCACCGACCGGGGTGATGACTCCGGCACCGTTCGGGTCGTAGTTGGCCACGTCAAAGATCGTCGTGACGCCGGAGGCGAACCCGGGCTGCCCGGTGAGGCGCCGGAAAGTCATCGGCGCCTGGGCTGGCAGGACTGCTTCGTGGGGGTTGAGGTAGGTGGGGACCTGGGAGAACGCACGAGCGAACAATTGCCCTGATGCCTTGCTGATGGTCAGGGTGGCTCCGTTGGGACTGAGAAGGTTCCCGCTGGTCGAGAACGGCCTCAGGTTGTTCATCAGGTCAACGAGCTGGTTGTTGAGCTGCGACGGAATGACGGGGATCGTCTGGTCGACGATGATGTTCCCGGCTTCGGTGACCGTGAATCCGAGAAGCAGGTTCTGGCGCCGTTGTGCTGGTGTCGCTACTGTGGCCTGCTGGATAAGGGTGCCGGTGGAGTCGATGAGGTAGAAAGTGATGGGCGCGAAGGTGGGGACGAGTCCGGTGGTTCCGGGGTAGGTGACGTAGGTGATTTTCGGGTTGGTTGGTCCGATGGCTGCGTTGGTTGAGTTGTAGTCGATGATCCATCCGGTTGTCGCCGAAATGTCGATCTTCGTGAGGTCGACGTTCGGAATCAGTTCGCCACCGGAAGTGACGTTCGTTGACAGTACCGAGGACAGCAGCCGCATCACGTCACCGTTGACGCCCTGGTATTCGGCAGTCAGGGTGCCGTCAACGTTCAAGTCCCCGGTGATCTGGGCATCGTCGGTGACGGTCAGGTCGTCGGTAACGTTCAGGTCCCCGAACGTGCCGGTGGTGAAGTTCGCCGTCAGGCCGGACAGTGTGCCGATGCTGGCACTGTTGGCGGTCAGCAGCCCTGTAACTCCGACATCTCCGAGGACGCTCAAGTCATCATTGACGGTCAAGTCGTCACCGACCGTGACATCGAGGCTGAATGTTGCATTTCCAGCAACGCTGATCTGGCTGTTGAACGCCGCATCCCCGCCGAATGCGGACAGCCCGCCCACTCCGAGCTGGTCCCCGACCGCCAAGTCATCGGACACCCCGGCATCCCCGTTAACCTGAAGGTTCGCGTTGATGATCAGGTTGCCGGTCATCGTGTCGCCGGATTTGCGGACGAACAGGTCACTGTCGGACGGCGGGATCGGAACTGCCGCAGGTGACGTGCCCGCACAGGGGTCGAAGTCCAGTGGCACCAGGTCCGCGAACTCGGTCACACCGGGTGCGAACGGGATCTGAACGTAGATGACTTCCTTCAACTGGTCGGTGTTCACATACACCTGGTAGACCCAGTTGGTCGGGGACAGGTCCGGGTTGTCTGTGGCCGGGAGGACGATCGTGAACTCGCCGTTGACGTCCAGGGTGGCCGTGAACACTTTCCGGGTGTAGACGATGTTGTCCACGACGTCGCGCAGGTCCTGAAGCGTGTCGAAGGTTACGGTGCCCACTGCGGGCACGTTCGTGACGGGGGCGAGGATTTCGCCGTGAACTGTGACCGTGGTGAGTGCCATGGGATCATTCTAGGCTATAGACTTGGTTGACGAAGGAGGTGCGAAGTGTCCATGTGCCCTTGGGTGGTTGCGGATCCGCTGTGCTGCGACTGCTGGAACACGGCCGATCCGCGCATGAAGGAACAGGCACACATCTGGGCGTCGTCGATCATGTACGCCCGGACCGGTCGGCAGTTCGGCACCTGCGAGGTCACTGTGCGTCCGTGCGGCTACGACCAGTGCGGTGACGGAACCATGGCCTGGTACGGGGCCTGGTGGAACGGTGGCCTGTGGACCCCGTACATCCTCGACGGCGTGTGGTTCAACTGTGCCTGTCCTGGCCTGTGCAACTGTGAACCCGATTCCCAGATGCGTCTCGACGGCCCCGTAGCTTCGATCACTGAGGTGACGATTGGCGGCGTTGTCGTGGACCCGGACAACTACCGGGTCGATGACTTCCAGTGGCTGGTCGCGGAGAACGGGTTCAAGTGGCCCCGCTGCCCGAACATGAACAACAGCTCCGGTGGCGTGGACGTCCTTGAGGTCACGTACGCGAAGGGGACTGCTGTTCCGGCTGACGTGCTGCTGGCTGAGGCGATCCTGGCCTGCGAGTACGTCAAGATGTGCAAGGGTGACTCGTCATGCCAGTTGTCGTCGCGGGTTGTCGCAATGTCCCGGCAGGGCACGGACTTCCAGATGGTTCCCCTGGATGACATGTTGAAGGCGGGTCTGCTGGGTCCGAACCTGGTGGACCAGGTGATCCTAGGGTATAATCCCAACCATCTGATGTTTCGGCCTCGGGTGTGGGCACAGAACGTGAAGCATCCCAGGCAAACAACTTTTGCTTAGGATTGTCATGATTTCAGTGGAATACGAGAAGCTTCTGTCCTGGGGGTTCATCCCCCAGGGGGAATGTCTTATATCTCGTGCGACCCGGAACAAGTCCGGGTATCGGGTTATTTCGATTAAGAAGAGGCTGTCGTACGCCCACCGAGTTTCATACACTCAGTGGTTTGGGGACATCCCGCAGGGCTATGTGATAGATCACGAATGTCATAATCATGATGCTGCCCTGGGGCTGTGTTCCGGTGGAAATGCCTGTTTCCACCGGTCCTGCATCAACCCCGACCATCTAGCGGTTAAGCTTCCAGGGGAAAACCTGTCCTCCAGTGCCCTTGTGCAGCAGCACTACTCCCGTGGAGCCGTGCTTACCCACTGCAAGATGGGTCACGAGTTCACCAAGGAGAACACGTACACCCCGAAGTCCGGCTCACCCCGGCACTGTCGGGAGTGTAGGAGAACGAGGCTCCGAAGCTACTACTGGGCGAAAAAGGACTCTCGATGACTGCTGAGGATCCGGTCTGGATCGTCTCGAACCTGCTGCTGGACTGTCTCCAGGCCCAGTTCACTACTGGCGATCCGGATCTGGCAACGCCCGTAAATTTCTGTTGGCGCAGCGGTGAGGAGATTTCGGAGGACATCGACCCGTGGACTGGCGCGGACCTGTGCTGTGAAGGTCTGGGCTGGGTCAGGGTCGGTAACACGTTCCCGTCGTCGAACTTCCCGAACCCGGACGAGGTGAGCGTCAAGTGCCTGCCGACCGGCTGGGCTCAGGTGTTCGAGGTGGGTCTGCTGGGATGCTATGTGCCTGGCGGTCAGGAACACATGCCCACGTGTGCCCAGCACACTACGGCTTCGGTGCAGGACATGGCACGTCTGCGGATCTTGAAGCAGGCCCTGTGTTGTTTCGACGCCACGGATTGGATCACCAAGCGCGGTAGGCTGTGGACGATACAGTCGATCGAGGTTTCGGGGCCAAGATCAAATTGCATTTCACGAGTTGCAACGATTCTCGTGAATATCCCCAAATGCTGCTGAATGGGACAAAAATGGCACACAGTGATGAAGCTCAGCGTCGTCTCGGATACCACCCAGTCGGCTCCGAGAGCCAGAAGATCCGCTACGAAACGAACCGGGAACTCTACATGTCCCTGTTCGACTACGTCCAGAGCGTCGGAACCCCGAGCCGGGAACTGTCCCTGGCCCTGACCGCACTCCAGGAGTCCCTGATGTGGCTGAACGCCCACGTGGCCTGCAACGGAGTGGACGCATGAGTGTCTACACCATCCTCGTGGCGTTCGAGAACTACAGGGTCGGGCAGCTCGTGTTCGTTGACGGTCCCCAGGAACGCTGGCTCGGTCTGGAGAAGTCTGGGTACGTGAAGCAGGCGGCTGCCATTACCCTCGATGCCCCGGTTGACCTGGCTCGTGTCGACGAGTTCCTGAACAGTCCCGAGTCCGGCGTCAAGGTCAAGCGCCCCCGCAAGCGCAAGGAGGTCGGAGATGGCACGGATCAGGTTGAACCCGGTCCAGGTCCATCGGACGGCCAGGAACAAGGGCTGGACTGAAGTCAAAGGGCTGACCAAGGACGTCTTCGCCTACTCGAAGTACCTGGCGCCCCGTGGCACGCGCCGTCACGGCTCCGGCAAAAGCGTGGCCGCTACACGTCTGGCCGACACCGGGAAGGTCACCTACCGGGAGACTGCCCGCAGCGTCCACGGCTATGTGACGTACACGGCCGACTGGGCTGCCACGGTTGCCGTAGGGTCCCAGCCGCACCGGATCCCGAAGCGTGGCAAGAAGCTCATGGGCTTCTACTGGGCTCGGGCTCAGGCATCACCGACGTTGCGTAGGCACACGTGGCGTGGGAAGTCGTTCTTCACGAAGGTCCGACATCCGGGCAACAAGCGTCCGGTACGCTATCTTCAAACACCTCTGGCCCAGTTCGGGCGTAAGAGGAATTTCAGGGTTGTGACGGTCCGCAACAGCCGTAGTCGTCTGCCATGATGGGGAGATCATGATCAACGAAGAGTTCGACGAAGAAGCAGCCGAAGACTTCGACCCTGCCGTGCTCGTCCGCGAAGCCGAAGAACCAGCACGTCCCGAAGGTGCCTGGTCCCGGACCCTGGCAGGGCGGGAAATCTGGTTCCGGCCGATCACGTCAACCCAGCGGTCCGCGCTGCGCCGGTTCCACCAGGCAACCGTGAAACAGCTCAACGTCCTCGCTCCCGGAGACGACGACGCTGCGATCAAGCTCGCCAACGAGTTCTACGACGCCGTCCACGAATTCGTCGACTCCCTGTTCCTCGACGACGCCGATCGTCGCGAACTGCTGAAAGCCCAGCTCCGGGGCGACATGGACGACCAGGAACTGCTCAAGTTCGTCCTGTACGGCGAGGATCCCGCCGATGACGATGCGGAGCCCGTGTCCAAGCCGAAGCCGGTGAAGGCAGCGAATCCCGCGAAGGCGAAGAAGGCTGCCAATGCCAGCCGGACCCGGCGATGACGCGTACGGCCGTGTCCTCATCCGAGCCTTCGGACGACCATGGCTTCTTCGTGATGTCCCAGCCCTCGACTGGATCCTCGGGGCTGGAGAGCCAGGTCTCGCAGGAATCTTTCCTGGACTTGTTGATGACGATGATTCGTACGCAGCGTTCGTCATCTTCTCCAGTGGCCATGATCCCGATACGGATCTGCGAGGACTACGTGCCGCTCGCGTCGCTCTGGAACGAGCCGGACGACGCGAATGGTTCTGGACCTACAACCTGATCGACGAATGCCTACAGTCCTGGACTCAGGTCAACGGACTGCTGGTGCGCCAGGGCGTCTGGGCTGACCGGACATCGCTGCCGGACTGGCTCGATGCGGCGTTCACGCAGATCCTGGAGCTGTACCACGACAAGAAGGAACGGACCGCTTTCGAGACCAGGCTGCGTAAGGTTCCGAAGGACGCCCTCGGCACGGTGAAGCCGAAGTTCTCCGACCGTAACGCACTTATGGCTTTCGCGGCCCCGTAACCCTTCATCAACATGGTCTACGATTGACCCATGGCGAAGTTGGGTGAAGCGTACGTTGAGGTCCGGGCCGACCTGGACAAGTTCGGCAAGGACCTTGACCGTGGACTTCTCGCGCTCACCAACAAGTTCGAGAAGTCACTGAACTCGTCCCTGGGCAAGAAGCTCGGCACCGATGTGGGCAGGGGCACCCGCGAAGGTATCGTGTCCGAGTTCAACGGCATCGGCAAGGAACTCGACAAGGCCCTGTCGGGCGTGAACTCGGTCAAGTCCCGAGGGCGCAAGGTCGGCCGGGAGCTGTCGCAGGGCATCGGGGACGGGATCGACGAACACGGTCCGATTGCCAAGGCCCTATCGAACGTCATCACCGCATTCGAGGACGGCTTCTCTTCCCTGCCCGTGGAAGCCAAGGCTGCTGTAGCCGGTGCCATCCTGGCCTTGACCCCTATCGTCCTGGGCGGTGTCGCGGCCCTGGTGAACGTGGCGACTCTTGGGCTTGCCACTACCGTGGGTACGATTTTGGCTTTCCAGTTCAAGGAGGTTCAGGACCGGGGGCAGGAAACTCTCGACAATCTGCGGGAGCGTGCCGTCAGTGCGGCCCGGTTCTTCATCGATCCGTTGGACAAGGCATTCGACACGATCGACTACCGTTTGGCGCTTCTACAGCCGACCCTTGACCGCCTGTTCGAGCGGGCTTCCCAGTTCGTCGGTCCGCTGACCGACGCAACTCTGGGGCTGGTCGATGAAACGATCCGTGGTATCGAGCGGGGGCTTGAGGCACTTGACATCCCCGGCGTCGGTGAGGCGACAGTTCAGGGCCTGCGCGATATCGGTGTTGAGCTTGGTGAGCTGTTCGAGACGTTGCTTGCCAATGAGAACACCGATGAGGTTCTTCTGGACTTGTTCGAGTCGGTGGCCACGCTCGTTGCCGGGCTGAAGGTCTTCCTGAATTTCGGCTTGGACGTGTACGGGTTCATGATCGACCTGGCGAACGTGATGGGCAACGTCGCCGATGCCATTGGCGATGTCGTTTCGGCCCTTGTGGACCTGGCGACGTTCAACGGGACCCTCGACAACCTGACCGCCAAAATCAAGGGGGTCGGTGACGCCTGGCTCCAGGATGACATGATCACCAAGAACGTCATCAAGACCACGGACGAGTACAACGTCGCCGCTGACGGAACGCTCAGGTTGACGAAGAAGCAGGAAAAGGCCCAGAAGGAACTGATCAAGCAGCTCAAGGCCCAAAACGACCTCGTCAACGACCTGATCTCCACAAACGTCGACTACCAGGAAGCCGTCGACAACACGATCGCAGGCTTCAAGGAGTACAAGACCAGCCTCGACGCCGGAGAAGAGGCCGGTCGCGGCAACATCCGCAACATCCAAAGCCAGATCGACAAGCTGAAAGAGTACGTGACCGCGCAGGTGACCTCGGGCAAAATGACCGAAGGACAGGCGCGGACCTACTACAACAACGAGATCCAGCGCCTCAGGGACGAGTTCACGAAGCGTGGCGGGAACATCAAGCAGTTTGAGGAGATTTTCGGCTGGTTGACGAAACTGGCAGGCTTCCAGAACATCCCTGACAAGTTCGGGCCGTTCCGGATCAGTCTCCAGGACACCGCGACCCTGCTGAACGCGGTGACAACCGCAGTCACCGCCCTCGCGAACGCCCCGAAGCCAGCAGCCCCGAAGCACGGAACGGGGCGTGGACCGCAGCCGTACGCGGACGGCGGATTCATCAACGAGCCGACGTTCGGGATGCTCGGGGAGAACTACCGTCGCGAAGTGGTGCTTCCGTTGACCCAGCCGCAGCGTTCCATGAGTCTCCTAGCCAAATCTCCATTGGCCGGGATGTTGGGGGGCACCCCGAACGTGAACGTGTTCGTCGGCAACGAACAGCTCGCCAGTCGACAGTTCGCGGTGGCCACCGGGGTGTCACGCGCCAATGCACGTTCCATGACCCAGCGTCCCAGGAGTATCTGATGGCATCCTTGACCGCCACTGCTGATGCGACCACCGGCACGATCCGGATCGACATCGAACAGACGACCCTGCGGGACCTGTTCACCCGTGTCGTTGCGAACGGTTGGGGTTCCCCGACTGCCGGTCCGGCGTGGAGCACTTCCGGTGGTGTGGCTGGGGACTACGCCGTCAACGGAACCCAGGGAACGCACACATTCTCAGCGACGAACAGTCCACGGCGCACGTTCTCCCTGGCGGCAGCGGACGCGGACATGGGTATCACGGGCCAGGTGACGATCGCCGTGGCTGCCCTGACTCAGCCGATCCAGCCCGGTTTCATGGTCCGTTACACCGACTCCAGCAACCACTACTTCGTCGAGATTTCGATCGCCCCCAGCAACACGGTCACCATGAACCTGCGCAAGAACGTCCTCGGGGTCCTCACCACCCTCAACTCGGTCGTTCTGGGGCAGGTCCACGCCGCTGGGGCCACCTGGCTTGCCAGACTTGAGGTGTGCGGGCACACGTTGAAAGCGAAGGCGTGGAGGTCCACGGTCACCGAACCGGGCTGGCTGGCGACGGTCAACGACTTTGACCTGACAACCGGGCAGGGCATGGGTGCCCGTAGTGTCCTGGCCACCGGGAACACGAACGGGTCCACGGTGTTCGCGTACGACAACTTCGCGGGCTACGTGTCCCAGCCGATCCGGTTGTGGCGGGTTCTGCCGGACGGCACGAGGACCGAAGTCAGGGGTTCGCCGGGCAGCACCGAGAACGCCACGGCTGCCGCAGCCACGGCGACAGCGACGTTCTACGACAATGAGGCACCGTTCGATGTGAACGTGTTCTACGAGCTGACGTCCGGGTGCAACACGGTTGTGGAGGCCACGTCGAACACGGTGGTGCTGGACTCCAACGATGACGGCTGGCTGCGGGATCCGGTGGATCCGACCCGCAACATCCGGATCGTCATGTCGTCGTTCTTCAACGAATGCGTGGACGTGGACACTGTCGTGTTCTCCGGTCTCGGGGCCAGGGAGTATGCGAACTCGGCGGGGATCTTCGACATCATCGACGATCGACGCCCGGTGACGGTCTCGCAGACACGGAAGAACTATGCCTCAGGGCTGACCCTGACCTCGTACACCTTGGATGACATCGACAGCTTGGAGGACCTGTTCGACCCGAACCGGATCCTGTTGCTGTCCCTGCCTGTTTCGGGAAACTACGGGTGGGCTCACCGCAGCTCCGGAACCGACTACATCACATGCTTCGACATCACCCAGTCCGTGATCGGCGTGGACCAGGGGGTGACGTCGCGGGTATGGGATATCCCGTTCCGGTTGTCTTACGCACCACCGGACACGTCCGAGGGTGGTACGGGCGGTAACGGTATCGGGGGCGCTGGGGCCACCTACGACGATCTGGCGGCTTCGGCGCTGGGGTTGACGTACAACTCTTTGACAGCTTCGGGTGAGACGTACCTTCAGGTCGCGCAGGGGGTCGGATACTGATGGCATTCCCGGTCACTGACGCCCAGAAGGCGATGCTGCTGGGATCTCATGAGATGTCGGCCCGGACGGTGGTGTTGCGTAACGGCCAGAGTCTGGGCCAGATTCCGGTTGTCGATGCCCAGATTTCGGCCACCTTGCGGACCCAGGGCGGCCGGGACGGCGTCCTCACCGTACCCAGGACCGTGATCGATTCGGGGCTGCTGAACCCCCTCTCGGACCAGGTGATCATATACACGGGCGTGAAGGGGCAGTTCGACGTCCCGGTCTTCACGGGACGTGTCGACACGAACGAGGACTCTTCGGAGGGCCTGGTCCGGTGCCTACTGCTGTCGACGGGTGCGGAAGCTATCCGTGCCCAGTTCGAGGTTCCGTGGGCGGCGACGAACGGGGCTCAGGCACGGGTGGAGATGGCCCGGATCCTGCACAGCATCAACGCATCCTGGGGCGTCGACTTCATGGATGCCGATGCGACCACCATCCCCCCGAATCTGGTTTGGGAGGTTGATCCCGGCCAGGCTCTGGATCAGATGGCGCAGGCAGCTTCACTGATCTGGCAGCCTGACCGGGTCGGCGGGTTCGTCATCTACAACAACCCGTATGCGATCGGCCCCAGTCTTGGGGCGTTCCCTGTGGTCACGTTACGGGACGGGGTTGGTGGAACCACGGTGACCGTGACCAACACTTCGTCTCGGGACGGCATGTGGAATTCGGTTACGGTGGTGACGGAGCGTGTGAACAACACGGATCCGATCCGGGTTACGGTGAAGGATACGGATCCGGCTTCCGCGACGTTCTGGGGTGGTCCGTTCGGTAAGCAGAACCTGGTGGTGAAGAATCAGGTTCCGCTGGATGTCACCCAGTCGCAGAGTGTGGCCACGCGGATTCTACGGCAGTCGCTGGCTCTGGTCCGGTCGTTCGGTATCACGTGTCCGCATATGCCGATTCTGGATCCGGGGGATGTGTTCACCCTCTGGTATCAGAATGTGGTGTATTCGCTGGTGGTGGAGTCGATCGACTATTCGTACAATGCGGACATGGAGACGTTCATCACGGCCAGGGAGCTGCGGGAGATCGCATTACTGGAGATGTTCGTGTGACACATGGTGTTACATTGACATCATGAACCTGTTTGCACGTATCATGCCCAGGGGGTACTGGATCGCAGCAGCCCTCACCATCACTACCCTCGGAGCCACCATGACCATGCCCGGAACCCCGAACCTGCCCGAATCGGTAGCCAACTCCACCGAATCCCCGGCCGTCATGCGCATCGGGGTCGTCGCCGACATTGTTGAATCGGACAGCATCACCGTTCGGATCTCCGGCACACCCGTACTCGTCCAAGCCTCCTACCTTTTCCCCCAGTACCTTCCCGTACTCGGGGACCTGGTGGCCGTCATCAAACAGGACGCCCAATGGCTGGTCCTGGGCACCATGTCCGGCTCCATCAACTCCCTGGCCATGAACCCGTCCTTCGAAAACGGGGCCACCGGGGCGACACCGAGCGACTGGAACATCACCTCAGTTTCCGGAGCCGGTGGCACCATCACGTTCCAGAAGCAGGCAGGAAGCTACCTGGGGCAGCCGATCGCCGGTAACTTCGTCGGAGCCGTCGACTTCACCAGCAACGGTGTAGCTGCCGCATCCCAGTCGAACATCACCTCCGACATGATCCCGGCCGATGGGAACGAACAGTGGACCGGCGCCCTGTGGATCGCCGGAGGCATCATGTCTTCGGGAACCCTGTCGCTCCAGACCCTGTTCCTGGAATTCTTCGACCCCAGCTCCGCACTGCTGTCCAGCAACACGATCGCCCAATACACTCTCGGCGACGTCACCATCCCAAGGACATACCTACGCCCGCAGGCCACAAACCCGAGCTTCACCTCACCCGTGGACACCGCATTCGTCCGTCTGCGACTCAACGTTCAGTTCGTGATGCCCGCCCCTGCCGGTGGCACCGTATCCACGGTGTTCTACGACTACGCCATCCTGCGCGGACCGGTGTAACCGGGAGCATCAACTAAGTCAAGGTATGATCAGGTCATGCTCACCACGAACCAGGGCCTGATCCTGCCGGACGGCACCGACAATGCGAACGTCCCGTTGACGTTCACCGACTTCGTGACCACGGCAGGCTCCGGCATGGAGAACCGCCTGGTTCAACGGTACCTGAGCGCCGCCGACCGTACGGCACGCAACGGCGCCCCGAACGAAGGCGAACTGTCGTACCTGTCGGACTCCGACGCCTACTTCTTCTACAACGGCACGACGTGGATTCCGTTGGCGAAAGGGTTCGTGGCCGACACAACCCGCACCTCGTCCAGCGCCGGGTTCACGAACGTGGAGATCGTCACCGACTCGCTCACGTTCACTTCGAACGGCCCGGCAGTCATCTACAAACTGAGCTACTTCGGTGTCGTACAGTCGACGGTGGCCAACGACCTGGCACAGCCCCGGTTCCGGTGGCAGACCGGCGGCACCCTGACCACCGCTGGCACCCAGTTCTCCACGGTCACCGTCAACTGTGACGTCGCGGGACGTGGTGCCCTTTTCAGCTTCTTCAAGACCGTGACCGGCATTCCCGCAGGCACAGCATCCATTGGTGTGACGATGGTCCGGAACTCGGGGACCGGGACCCTGACTTCGGTCGGTAGCGCGAACAACGAATGCTACCTGCTGCTGGAGATCGACTAAAACACCGATGGCCTCGACCCTTGTGGGGTGGAGGCCATCTCGTGGTTTCACTATCCTACAGGACGCCCTTGGTGGTCCGGAACGCCTTGCGGGTCTTCGGGCCGACAATTTTGTCAGTCTTGAGCCCGTATCTGCGCTGAAACGCCTCGACACATCGGCCGGTACCTTCGCCGAACACGCCGTCGAGTTCCAGGGCGTACCCGTAGGCCAGCAGGAACGCCTGCGTGTAGCGAACCTCTTTACCTTCGGAACCCTGCTGGATGCTCTTGCTCCACACCGGCTCGGACTCCAGGAACAGCCACTTCTCCACCGAGGTTTCAGCCTTCGGATCCTGGTGGATCGAAGTGTGCTGGTGATCCGGGTGTTTGTTCTCGCCCTTGTACGTCCGGGGGTAGAAGTTCCGGTAGTCGGCATCCCAGATGCGGGCACGGTGGATCACGTAGTTCGTGGAGCCGTGCAGGAACGATGAGGCCAGCATCGTCGGGACGTGGCAGTCGCCTCGGGTGTCGTCGTCTTCGGCATCGACCCGGTTTCGGCGGTTCGGATTGTGGTCCGAGCCGCCGTTCTCGGGGGAACCGGACGTCTGGTGTTTCGGGTCCCCGATCCAGCCGTCGTTCTCCCGTAGGCGCTTGGGATACTTGGCGCGCAGGGCTGTGCGGCGCCGGACGAGTACGGGTGCCAGGACAGCCATCAGTCGCCCCACCCATCGGTGTCCTCGGGGAAGTCGGAACCGTAGTATGCCTCGATGTCGACTTCCTCTTCCTGTTCGGCGACGTAGTGTTCCCCGACCTGCTTGAGCCGGACGGCGTCGAAGTCGGATGTGTCGTAGAACTTCTGTTCGCGGATCATGTATTCGAGCTTACTGGGCGTCGGGGGTGGTTTCCACACCCTTTGACAGTATCTCGACCATGCGCTCGTGGTCGCGCCAAAGGCCATAGATCTCGTGTTCGGTGCGGATGCCTTGATCGCACTCGATCTCTTCGATCCGGCTGAGCACGAACGCATGGGTGTAGAGGTGCGCGAACACCCGTGGCACCTTGCGCAGGCCCATGAACGTGTTCAGCAGGTGCATGCTGCTGGGGAGCATGACGTACGCGGAGGCCACGTTCACTGAAACCTCAGTGGTGCCGTGGACTCGGCGCCAGTGGTCATGCAGGGCATCCATGCGCCACTTGGCCAGGTAGTGCTCGATGGCCCCGTACAGCCGGTCGTTGAGGGCCTGGTCGCCGTGGTTGCTGAAGTTCAGTTCGCTGAGGGCGTCACCGAGAGCCATCAGGAAGTCGTCGTAGTTGCGCCAGTAGTTCAGGCTGGCACAGATGACGTCCTGGCCGGTGTAGTTCGGGCGTAGCGCGTAGCCCCCAGGAAGCATGATGATCTTTACTGTCTCGCTCACGCCTCGGTCTCCGTGTTCTCGTCGATGAAGTCCTGGAGTAGGGCCGCCAGGTTGCCCCAGATGGACTGGTGGCCCAGTAGGTGGTGGATGTGCCAGATGTAGGTGATCAGAATGCCGGTGAGTGGGGTGATCTGGCTCTGGCAGGCTTCGTGGTCCGCAACGACTGGCAGTTGCTTGAGGCAGATGCTGATGGCCTCGTCGAGTTCCTGCTCAGAGGTGTCGGCAGCGTACTTCTCCAGCATCTGAACACCGAGACCTTCAAGGTAGACGTCCAGGGAGTCTTCGAGGATCCGCAGGGCTGCGGGTCCACCGTTCTTCTTGATGGTTCGGTATGCCTGACCGAGGCCCTTGAGGCGTGTGTCCCAGTCTTCGGCGATGTCGAGAAGTTCCGCGTTCAGGTCGATCATCAGATCCTCCGTTACAGATGTCGTTACTTGACGATACTAAGTCATCCCATGCGATCACGTCAACCCAACAGATGAGGCGTACGCCATGTGTCGCGCAATATCATGACCACGTTTGGGCATCTTGTATGCACGTGCAGCTAACTGGCATGATCGAGGAGTGACGCGACCCATGGGCTATGAAGAGGATGCTCCACGTTTGTCCGAGATCGGCAGACACATCGGCAGCATCGACCGAAAGATCGACGACTTCCGCAACGAGGTCCGCCAGGCCCTCAACGACAAGGTGAGCAAAGAAACCTACGAGGCTCAGCGGGCAGCACAGAGTGACCGGATCGCGAACCTGGAACTCACGATCCGCAACGCGAACGCCAGGTTCTGGGGCGGCTTCGGAACCCTGGCGGTAGCCCTCATCCTCGCCATACTGAAGCTGAACGCATGATCCAGAACTTCCACTTCCGTGGACTGCTCACCGGCCGGGAAGGTTCCGATGTCGTCAAGCACCTGTCGATCAGGGGGCAGGAGATCGTCAAGAGACGCCTGGAGCTTCTGTCGGTCCGAGCCGCCCACGGCGATGGGATCGTGGACCTGTACCTTCGCGTACAGGGCTTGGATCGGTGGCGGATCGCCCAGCATGCCCGCAAGTTCGCGACGTTCCTGCTCGCCGGGCAGGGCCTGGGGTTCAACAAGCCCCTACAGCCGTACTCGGTATCTACCGAGGGTAACCGTAGGGGCTTGACGATCGAGGAGGGTCGGACTATTCGGGAACGTCCACGCAACGGTCACGGGCGCGGTCGCCTAGTGGAGTGCTCCGATCAGGAATCCGCAGCCGAAGCAGGCGACGGAACAGATGACGACCCAGACGGCCAGTAGGATCTTGAAGTAGTTCTGGGCGTCATGCTGCATGCGATGACCGGTCACCATCGACTCCGGCTTCCACGCGGAGCTTCTGTAGGTTCGCGAGGAACGCGTCCCGTTCGATGAGGTACCGTCCGCGCTTGGTGGGGACCCGGGTGGCCGTGATGCGTCCCGATTTGATCCACATGACGATGGTTCTGGGCTTGACCACTCCACCGAGAAGGTCGGCTGCCTGCTGGGTCGTGAGGTAGAGGGCACGTTCCTCCTCCGAGGAAATGCTGAAAGTGTCCACAAGTGCTCCGCTCGTTACAGTGTTTCACTTGACGATACAGGACCATCGTCAACGTCGGCAAGGGTCACATACCCCGCCTTGGCCAGCAGCATCAGGAAATCCTGCGGCCTCATCACCACCACCCCGTCACGGGCCTTAGGCTTCCCGTTGAGCCGGAACCAAACCACACCCAGATCGGCTCGGGCGTTCCCGGCTTCCCGGACAGCTTCCCGGATCCACTCCGGGATCTTGTACGTCCGTTCGTTCTTGGCCTCGATGACGACGTTGCGGATCCCTGCGATGTCGCCCTTGTCGTTGACCCCAGACAGTCGACGGCGCTCGGTCTCCTCAGCGATCATCTCGTCCAGGAACGCGACGATCGCGTTCTCCCAGAGCCTGCCTTTAGACTTCGAATATGCCGGACTCGGCATAGATCCTCCTTACGGGAAAGCCCCCGGACGGATCCGGGGGCTACGTGCCGTGCCGCTACTCGGTAACGTTGAACAGTTCAAGCATTGCGTGGGCGTTCGCCAGAGCCTTGCCCCAGGTGAGCCCAGAATCCTGGGCCATCTGCGCTGCCAGCAGTGCGGCGGCAGCCGCACGGTCCAGGCGGAACACGGACGTATCCACAACCGCCAACGAGTCCAGGTGCCGGAGTGTCGAGTGCACGCCTCCCTCCACCCGGATCCAGTACTTGCGGTCCAGGCCCCAGAAGTCCAGGACGTGGCCGACGATGCAAGACGGCTCCGTGGGCGGATCGTAATCCAAGTAGGAGCCCATCGGATGCCCAGCCTCGTCGAGGCCCTTCTGGAAATTCCAGCACCGTTCGACCTCGGCGCCTGGGTACACGTAGTCTTCGCGGTCCAGCGTATCCACCACGTGGCGCAGGGCCACCACGGCGTCCTTGCCGGTCTTGATGTCAGACATCTGTATCCTCCTCAACTGCGTGCCGGTATACGCCTTCGGACCGTCGTAGGGACTGACCCCAGGTTGCTCCCTGATCCTGGGCCATCTGGGCTAGGTACAGGACCGCGTACGCCCCCGGGTCAACCTGGGGCACCTCGTGATTCTCCCTTGCCAGGTAGTCCAGGGCCTCCTGGGTCGTCTGCATCCCGCCCTCAACAAAAGGCCAGTGCTCACGGTCCAGACCCCACAGGGCCAGGACGTGGCCGACGATGCATGATGGCCGCAGGTCGTCGATGCGGGCGAAGGCCGGGTTGCTCGGATATCCAGCATCGTTGAGTCCGCCGCTGAAGTTGAAGCAGGCGTTGGCGTTCGCACCGGGATACACGTAGTCCTCACGTCCGGCAACGACCTGGCGCAGGGCTTCGATGGCGTCCTTGCCGGTCTTGATGTCAGGCATCGAGCAGCCCCTTAGCCCGTGCCTCTGCGAGCATCCGCATCATGGTCTCGACGGCGGTTTCCTTGCCATCGCGTTCGATGCTGTTGCGCTCCAGGAACTTCTGGGCCATCCGGATCTGCCGCTGGTCGGGGGTGTCGGTGTGCTTCTTCCCGGGACGTCGGGCGACGATGAAGTCCTCGACCTTGGCTCCGAGCCACTTGACGATGCTGACGGTCAGGTCGACACCGAGGGTTTCGGTTTCGGTGTTCAGGAACCGGGTGAGCTGGGTGACGTGGACGCCGGAAGATTCGGCGACCTTCGTCAGGTACAGGCCCCGGACTTCCTTCTCGTTCTTGACGACGGTACGGAGCTTGTCGAAGTCGAAGTAGTGGCTGGACTTCTCGGACACGGTGGGCATGTTCTTCTCTCTCCTGTGGTGTTTCAGGCGTCGGCGACGGGCCGAAGCGAACGGGTGCGGTAGCTCAGGTACAGGCCGGGATTCTCTTTCTCGAACTTGGCCTTGTCGAACTCTTCGACAACGACGGGGCGCATGTACTTGCCCGCGATGCCGGGCTGCTCCTTGAGGAACTTGGCGGTGTTGAACGCGCCGGGGGTGTGGTTGGCCACAACGTTGCCGTTGATCACGATCTCGTCGGCGTCACCGATCCGAAGTCCGAGCCGGTCCCGGTACTTCTCGTATGCCTTCTTGGCGTCGTCGTACCGCTGCTTCAGGACCCGAAGCTCGTACCAGTGCTGGGAGTAGTCGGTCAGATCGACCTGCTTGAGCTTGCGTTCCTGCTGTTCGGGGGTTTCCGGGAGGGTTTCCAGGACCACGGTGTTCTCCTTACCAGAGTGGTTCGTCATCGAAGGTTTGGGGTTTGCGTGGTGCACGCTTCCTTGACTGCCCGCGACAGGCCGGACACGATACGTAGATGACTTCGTCTCCCCGGCCGGTCATGGTTTCCAGGTATCCCCAGCCGAGTGCTATCGCTGTCGACGGTGTTCCGGGGAACTCCCGAGGGCACGTGTCGCACGTTGCCGGGTAGCTTGGACCTGAGGTGGACAATCTCCGCCTCCAGTTCTAGGAGGGCCTGCTCGGTCCGGCGGATCCGGAATTCGAGGTCGGCGACGATCTGGTTGATGGAACGCGGAGGTGTCATCGGCTGTGTTGTGTCTTCCGGTAGTAGCGGGGGTCTCCGGTGTGCCGCATCATGCGGCAGAATGCGGTGAGCCAGAGGTCCCATGCGGCTGTCAGGGGCACTAGGTAGATGCCGGGTTTCCATGAGCCCAGTACCACCAGTGTCAGTGAGCCGAAGTAGCTCCAGTACAACGCCTTCATGGTGATACTCTAACACACTTAGACATGCTCCTGGCAAGTTCAGAAAACGAGACGACCATCACATCCAGAACCTTGACTTGATCTGGGTCCAAGGCGGACACTGGACACTTCACCAGTGGAGCAACCCCACCCCGGTACACCAGACGCACGGGTCGGTGCCGGGGCATCCGGACCACCGGAGAGCGGAAACACGAAGGCCCCCAGGAAACCCTGGGGGCCTTACCCTTACTCGGGAACAGCAGCCCTGAACAGCGGAGTAACCTCGCGCATTCGAGCCCTGGTCTCAATGTCCTTCTGGACCTGGGCGGCATGCTGGACCATCCGCGCCCTGTCCTCAGCTTCCTGGAACTTGCCCTCCCAGAACTCGTACACATCCTTGTACTTCTCGCGCATGGCGTAGTGCTCGGACTGGTACAGGTTCCAGTTCAGCCCAAAGAACTCCAGAATCAGCCTCTGCGGCTCCGTGGTATCCCCGATGATCGCGCCGGTCTTCGGAACGTATCGGGCCAGGAACAGTCCACGTTCCTGGAGCCACGCCAGGAACTGGCGCAACGCATCCTCTTCAGTTGAGAGCCGCGACAGAGCCTCCATGGTCGGATAGTCGGTGGCTACCCGTGGCTTCTCGCAACACTCGAAGATCTTCTCGTACGTCATGCTCCATCGTCCTCGCCGAGCAGGAACGTGGTCGCCGGGAACGCCGTCTCCAGATGCTCCCGGAACCGCCGAACCCCGGCCGCGTTGTTGACGTACCTGCGCTTCTTCATGGCCTTCTCGAACACTTCGGACTCGGCGAGGATCAGCTCCAGCATCATCTTCTTGCCCGCGAAGTACCCGGCGTCGAAGTCTAGGCTCACTCGATCACCTGCTTGTAGTCGCCGTACTCGACGGTCACCTTAACGCCCAGCGCCGACAGGATGCCGAACATCGTCGAAGCCGAGAAACCCTGGGCGCTCTGCTCCACCAGCCACATCGTGGACGCGGCAACACCGGCCTTGTCCGCAACCTCGGCCCGTGTCAGGCCCTTGGTGGTACGGACGTCGCGGATCAAGTCCGCAACGGCCTGAGTCTGTGGTGTCTTCACTGGAAACCTTTCAGTCTGTACTCGACCCGGCCCTGAAGGGCGCGGGCATGACGTTGGATCGTGGACAGGCGCGGATTGTCGGAGTGCTCAACCTGCCAGACGATGGTGCGCTCAACACCCAGAGCTTCGGCAACCTGGGCGTCGGTGGTGCCGTCTTTGGTGCGCTGCGCCATCATCAGGTCCAGGACCCCGACCCCGAGAAGGTCAGGGTTGCGCTGAGCCGCCTCCCACATGACGGAGGATGCGTCGAAGTTCGTGACACGCAGGTACGGGATGGCCATGACTGCCTTGCACACGCCGATGACCGTGTTCCAGGTCCACGATCCGATCGGTTTGGTAACCGGGCGCCCCAGGTCGTACAGGGTCGTTTCGGAGATCCCGCCACTACGGGCGATCGTCTCCATCTTCAGCCCTTGGCGGCGCCGATCGTGCAGGGCTGCCCAGAGACGCATCTGGAACAGTTCCCGGTTTCGGAAGTCCAGGGCGTGCCCTTCCTCCCACCGGTTTACTCCAGCCTGCCGCTGCTCGTTCACGCCGCAACCTCCGTGCTGCTCGGATCCTGGACACGGTGACCAGGATCAGGATCTGTCTGCGAAGGTGCTTTGGCCAGTCGGTGTCGGGCACCTTTAGATCGTTTGCGTCGAGCACGACGCTGCACCCCCCTGAGCTTGTCGCGGATCTCGGTGATGCCCGGCGACAGGCACATGATGACGAAGATCGCGGTCGCGGAGCATGTCGTCCACGCCAGGATCTCCAGGAGATCACGGGCGCTCATGGCGGTCCTTCCAGTCCTGGTATTCGGCGAGGATGTGGTCATGGATGCGGAACGCTGCCGTGCCCATAACGGGCAGGAGCACCACGAGGACGAGGAACCACGGGCCTATGAGGACCAGCCCGCAGATGACGGCGAGGAGTCCGAACCACATCCACAGCCACACTTTGTGTTCGTCAGACACGGGACTTCTCCCATTCGAAGAACCGGTATCCGGCACGCCGGAGGTTATTGATCGCCGCGACCCGGTCTTTGCGGATCGGCGGGTCCTGGCGCTTCGGGCGCTCCATCGCCACCTTGAACCCGGCCTCATGGCCGCAGCCCTCGCACTTCCAGTAGGCGTACAAGGGTCTGGTCATCCAGACCAGGGACTTGCGCAGCTCGTAACGCCGTCGCTCCGCCGAGTCCAGGGTGCGGAAGTTCTGGTACGAACTGTTGCCACACCTGGAACACCGCTCCGTGTGTGCCCGAGGCTGGGCTGCTGGGCTCAGGGTCACAGCGCCCACTGGGCCAGTGCCCACGCGCTCCCGACGCCGATGGCTGTGATGCCCAGCAGCGCGATGACGATGACCAGGCACGGGGACTTGTCGTTCTCAGGCCACTTGATCTCTGACTTGCGCACGTTTCTGCTTCCTTTCGTATGCCTTGGTTTCCATGTAGATGATGGCGTCCATCCATCCTTCGGCGTATGCGCCGATGATGGGTTCCCGGAACACGGGCCGCTGGGCCACCTCGTTGATCGCAAGGTCGGAGGCCCGGTTGCCCATCAGTTCGGCACGTCGCTGTGCCGCCCGGACGATGACGGCTTCGGGAACGTCGAGTCGGTCCTTGGACTTCATGTCAGCTCCAGGACCAGCTCGGAATGTTCGTCCACCATCTGGTGGATCATGTCGTCGAGGTCCAGCGGGTCCAGGGTCGGCCACGGGTCCGTGACGACCGGTAGGCGCGTGTCCCAGACATAGTTGCCGACCTCCTTCAGGCCGGGCGTGGACAGGTAGGTCAGCAGGCCACGGTCGTCGGTGCCGTCGAGTTTCGCGAACAGTTCGGTGAAGTAGTCGGTCACGGAATCACCTCATATGACCCGGAAAGTTCGTGCTCACTCAGGGCCTTGATGTCACGACCGTTGAAGATCGCGTACTTTCCGTCATCGACGGACGTGTAGGCACTGCCGTCGTTCGGGAAGATGTTCAACTCCATGTCACCATCGAAGTCAGACTCGATCATGAAGTCGAAGTTGTTCTTGGACAGGTAGTTGAAGAGTGCCCGGTTGGCCACCCTGCTTTCCAGGTCCACCCGGTATGCGACCAGGACGTTCCGTTCCCTCGGAATCAGCAGGGCCGCACCGGGCGCCTCCTGCTTCAACTGGGCGACGATGACGTCACGTGCGCTGGGACTCATGTCTCTTCTCCTTCGCCATGTTCTTCAGGGCCTGGGTGATCCCGTGCTGTAGGTCGTACAGGGTCGCCGGGGCTTTCGTGGTGCGCTCGGGCATCCAGGCACTCGGGGCGCTGGTTTCCAGCATCTCCGCGATGTGCTCGAATGCCTGGGCTTGGATCTCGGCGTGACGTTGCGGGGTCAGCAGGACCCCTTCGCGGTCAAGGACTTCGGCAAGGTCGAGGCCCTTGTCTCGGGCACGGTTCGCAAGGGTCCAGAACTCGGTCCTCGCCAGTTCGCGGATCTTGTGGCTCATCGGCCGCACACGAACCAAACGATGAAGCAGAACACCAGGGCTTCCACCAGATATATGAACGCCTTCGGCCACGAGTCTTCTTCGTTGCTCACAGACCGTCTCCTAGCCCGCAGTTGCAGAGAGCCTTGTGGGTCTCCTGGTTGATGATGTAGGCGTCCCACAGACGGTGGGCGCTCATGAGTCCGGCTTCCAGGACCATGGCTCCGGCCTGGTAGATGATGGCCCGGTCGGTGTCCTGGGGGTCCTTCGGTCCGATGCCCTCGTCCACCAGGGCATACTGCATGCGGCAGATCAGGTGCGCGGTCTGGATGTCCACATCTCTCCTCAGTTCGTTTTTGAACTCCTGGAGATACACTAACACACAATGACATCCTGGAGTCAAGTCCTGCGACGGATGTCACGGGGACGCCCCGCAGACCACAGACGACCAGCGCGGATACAATACGACTCCTTCGTCCGCCTGGCCTCCTGGGCGCACAGCTCGAACACCGGACACCGAGCACACAGCTCCGCCGCATCAAGGCACAGCCAGCAGTCCGAGCTTCCGAGACGATTGTGGTGGTGGAAGTCCAGATCCCACAACGCCGGATCGTGACGGGCGCACACGGCACCCTTCAAATCGCCCAAAGTGATCACAGGCCCATGATGCCCGGACATGGAGAAGCCCACCACCTCCAAAGAGACAGTGGGCCTCAGAAAGCCGGGCTCCCGCCCTGAAGGATGCCAGCCTACAGTACGTCCGCCCACTCCCCTGAGTCGATCTTCGACTGACGGTATCTCCGCCAGTCCGAATCCTTCTTGCACACCTGCGTGCAGAACCTCTGCACCTCAGTGGTCTTCATGAACGTCGTGCCGCACCCGGCACACTGCGTCGTCCCGTACCAGCCGGGAGAACACACACACGTGCGGCACTCCCGGTGCATCCGCGCCTTGCGGGTCATGAACCCAGCTCCTTCCGAGGCCGTATGACCTCACCCTCGATCACCAGCGGATCGGCCGTACAGGTATGGATGCCGCAGCACCCGTGCACCGTGTCCGCACACCACAGGGCTTCCTCGGCCGCAGGATGCCCAACGCCGCACGGGCACACACGTTCCATGATGCGCCGATCGTAACGCCACCTGGTGGGCCACGACTCCCACGGACCCGGCATCGGCCGGTGGATCACACACCAGTCCCCGATACAGGACCACTGGGCGTGGACCGTGAGCTTCTGGCCCACGCCCGTCGTGTAGGTCGGGCGGGAGCTGGGATCCCCGAGGATCGGCTTACCCCTGCCGACCATCAGATCACCTGTCCCCGCTGGTTCATCTGCCGCAGGGACTCAGCGATGGCCAGCAGCGCATACGTCTGGGCTTCCGCCAACTTAGTGGAGATGATCCGGGTGTCGGCACGGTCCGGTGCCTCGTCAAGGATCTCGTATGCCGTGTTGATGCAGGCATCCACGTTGATCTTGATCGACCTAGGCATCGCAGCCCTCCCCGGTCACCATGGTCCCGTACGGCAGCAAATCCATCGCCTCCTGGATCCGGTTCAGGGAACCGTTGATCCGCGCCAGCACCCCCAACGCCCGGAAGTCGGCGATATCCGCAAGTTCCGCGACAGCGGCACGGAAGTTCGGCATCTCCTCATGCAAAGGATGGAACAGTGTCGCCGCCTCATCGGTGCGGACGTTGATCTCGTGGGCCAGGTGCAGGACCATCGACGGCAGCGCCCCCATGGTCATCGAGAATACCGCCCGCGACAGCTCAGCACTCAGGCGCCCCAGATCCTCCACGTCCCCGTTGTGCTGGGCGTCGTGCATCGCCAGGGCCAGGTTCGCGAAGCCGCCCACGGCTTCCTTGAACTGGTCACGGAGCATGCCCGTCGCGACATCGATGAACTGCTCGTTCTCCTGCTCACTGAACTCGCTCACTGCTTGGTCTCCTCATCCTCACTGTCGACCTGGTTCAGGAACTTGTTGAAGTCGCGGGCCAGGTAGCCCGCCGTCCCCGTGAGCACGGCCGCCACGAGCACCCAGTCCCATGGGGCTGGGATCTTCGACACGGCCCAGAATGCGACGCTGAGCAGGACGTACAGGACTGCGACGACCACGGTCGACACGGCCACACTGATGATCTTGTTCTTCACCATTCCACCTTCTGCTTGACCGGCTCCGGGTAGAACCGGTGTTCCAGTGCCGCCACCCATAGCGGCTTGCTGTGCTCCTGGGCAGCCCAGGTCCTGCTGACCAGCTCACCCCGACAGGATGCCGAGGTTCCGAACCCTGCGGCTGTGGACTGCTGCGCCCGCCAGAATCCGCGCTCAGGAAACCACTCGTACGTGATCTCCAGAACCTGGGGCTCGAACTCGTAGAACTTGCCGTGATCCTTGTTGCCCCACAACACCCTCTCCTTGCCGGTCACGTCGAGGGCCACGATCGTCGTGATCTTGCTGATCTTCACGGCGCCTCCGGATACTCGACGACCCGCCAGTGGGTCACCGCGTCGTACCCCACGTCCGGCGTCCAACGGAAGCCGTCCACGGTCCACAGGGAACCGTCGAACCATCCGAGCCCCGTACGTCCGGACTTGGTGTGGACATACACCCACATGTGCCGGGGCGCTCCGAAGTCTCCCCGGAGCCACCCGTGCTTGAACCCGATCTCCTCCGCCAACTCCCTCTCTCCCTCTTCACCCTTCCGGTATGCGGTGCGGATCGTCGTGCCGCACCCAACGAGAACCCTACCATCCCGATGCGACACTTGACTATGTGTCCTGGCTCACTTTGCCCAGGATGCCCAGGGT